CCCCAGGGCCAGGGGTGTAGGATCTGGAGGTCGAGTGACCTCAGGTCCGAGCCGGGACCGGGGACTATGAAGGACTATGAAATATTTCAAGAGCGAGAGGAGATGATTCTTGGTGTCGACCATTGACAGGGACCTGCTTGAGAGCGTGGAAGCCACGTTCCACGCGGCAGGTGACGATGCCTGGGACGTGCCACCTACGTTCCTGGTGTTCAGCCACGTCCCGGCGCGCACGGAGGACGAGAAGGGGAGAGTCGTCGCCGGTGTCGCCGGTGAGCATGTCGCCCGACTTTTCAACGACCCAGTGGAGGTCATCGAGGCGATCGGGGGGACCTTGTTTCATGCACTGAGTAATCCCGACGCTTTTCCTAACCCGATGAGCCTCCTGAGACCGTCGCAAAATGATCTTAATGACTCCGGTCTCAGCGACCTCGATATGACCTCATCGAAGATCATTGGCGCTGCTTACGTCGTGGAGATGTATGCGATGCCCCCGGCCGAGTACACCAAGGCGATAGCGGCGATGACCCAGGACGAACGGAACGCGGTACGGGAGATGTACGGTCGCATTCCGATCACACACCTCACCAACAAACCGTCCGAGCAGCGCGTGCTGTACGCCGTGGACACCAAGCAGTACATCCACACCCTCAGTCGCGTACGTGGCGAGGAAACCGTTCGCTACGATCAACCAACACAGCCAATGGAGATTCCTGGTCAACATCAAGGTAACCGGGACATGATCGCCACCCTTGTCGCCACCCTTGACGTGATCCTCCAGATCGAGGCGACCGCGAAATGAACCACGGTCCGGTCGCCACTGCCGCGCGCCGGTTTACCGTGATCCTCCTCGTGGTTACGGTTATCGCGTTCGTTAGCAAATGCAACGAGGAGAACTACCGGCCGTGGCCGCAACCCTCATCGGGGTCCACGCGGTAAGCTGCCCCATATCGTGCTCCTCACGATGCGCTGAAACCCCTCACTTCTGTTGGTCACTCATCTCGAAGTGGGGGGTTTCGCCATATCCTCAGTTACATGGAAGAGACTCGTTGTCCCTGCGAGGACATGACAGACGAGCAGCTTGACGCTGCGGTTGCTCAGTTCGTTGGGGAAGGCCGCATCCCGGCCGCTCTCGGTCGGTACTGGACGCGTGGTAAAGGAGCCGCCAAGATCCGCTGGGGGACTGACGGCTCCTTCAGCCGGTGTGTGAGGCTACTTCGGCCCAAGGTGAAGAACCTTGGGATCGACATCAAGGGCTTGTGCGCGAATCTCCACAAGAGGGCAACAGGCGAATGGCCCGCCGAAAAGGGGGTTGACTCGTAATGGGGGTGGGTCGAACTGGCCCGTCGTTCGGTTTCAGGCTGGGTGGGGGCATAGGTGGTCTACTTCGCTGATGGGGGGCGGGTAAGGTTTGGCAAGTCGGCTGGAATTGGGACGGAGAAGGCCCGGCTCGGTATGTCGTTGTGTAAGTGTGGTGGGGTGGGGGGACTCGACTTGTCGTTACGGGGGCTGGGTTGAAAGGGAATAGGACGTCGGAAAAGACAGGGTTAGGCCCGGCTCGGTTTGTCGGTACGTTACTTAATCCCCTTCCGCTATGGCGGCCAACACGATTGCGATGACGACAACGCCCACGCCCAGCATGGTCAGTCCGGCCAATAGCAGCAGTGCTACGCCGGCCAGCGTCAGGACGATCGCGGTACCCATTAGTTTGCCGTTCACTTCACGCCCCTGCGCCTGGTACGGAGCAAGAGTACAGGGCCATCGCGAAGCCGAGGATGGCGCCGAGCAGGACAGTGGCAGCGAGCCAGTGTCGGACTTGCATCTTGAGTCATCCCTTTCGTGATCGGAGACGGGTACGACTAGTGTACCATCCCCTCCCCGGGGGTTGCAACGGACGGCAAACAGTCCTATACTGAGCCCCATGCCCGCATCGAGAGACTACGCCTCCGAGATGGACTCGGTCCTCGCACAGTTCATCTCCCCGGAAGAGAACTACGTCCTGAGGGACGTGGCCGCCAAGGTCATCGCCTGGTGCGAGGAGCACGACCCTGCCCTCCTCGAAGGGTGGCTACGACTCCAGGCCCAGGACCTGGTATTCCATACCCTTTCCCGCAATGAGCAGAAGGAGCGGCAGCGCAGCGAGCGGGGTACCAAGCATGCTGTGTTCGCTGCCGCGCTTGCCTCAGCGGTCAACGGCGACTACGCCCCCGCCAAAGAGCAACTGTCCATATTGGACGCTCGGTATTCGGTTGGCGCCAAGTCGAACCGGAAGAAGTACCGGGCCATGACCCGCGAGGAAGTATTGACCATAGCCGGCAGCTACGGCCGGATGGAAGCCCACTCTCGGGTACGGCGACTGTTCCACGAGATGGTGGCCGAACGCATCGGCGACGGGGAGACCGTGGGCGACAAGTTTGATGCCACCCAGTTGTACAGCATCCAGCGGGAACTGGGTATCGACTAACCCTTCCGATCCGTCCCAGCCTGACTATCCAACCCTACCCAATCCTGCTTCGACTAACTCGCCCGCTCCAGACCGACTAACCCCGCCCGGCTCTTCTGGCCCCACCTCAGCCGACAGGCCGCCCCTCTTCTCTCCAGGGTCGACGGACTCCACCCCGCCCGACCTATCCGACTATCCCGGCCCACTCGCCTCCATTCCACCCCTGTCCAGGTCGCCCGACCAGCCTCCCCATGTCACCTCCATACCTGCCCAAGTCGCCTGACTGGGCCGCCCTATGCCACCCTTCTCGACTGACCCACTCACGCCGTATCGACCCGTGATGACAGACCCAACCTTGCCACCCCAGCCGACGACGACAAGCCGTCCCTTGCCCCCTCCCCCCAATAAACAACAACAACCGAAAGGAGAAAGAGCGCAAATGTTCGAGCAGTACCGCAACCAGGTGTGGCCCTTGGAATTCGAAGGCACCATCAAGGCCACCCGTATCTGTGGCGGCATCCCCAACGACCCTAATATCGCCAAGTCCTGGCTGGAGAAGAAGCTTGGGGTCACCGATGACGAGCAGCTTCAGCGGCTCGTACTGGAAACGATGATGCAGCGCGAGGGCACGACCCGCGACGAGGCAGTGAAGGAGGTTATCCAGAAGACATCGGTGAACGGTTTCAAAGCCGACGAGCTTGGCCTGTACGTCGAGGGCCGGCAACTCAAGGCATGCCTGAAGGAAGCCGTGTCTGTAGCTATCGCCTCAAAGAAGCTGGTAGCAACCGGTTGGGGGACCACTAAGAAATGGATCACCAACTATTTCCCGGAGCACGTCTTTGTTGTCGAGGACACATTGTACCTGCTCGATCAGGACGGTAAACACATCACCGAGCGGCCAACGCCGACCCAGCGGTTCGTGTCCACGTATCGCGGCAACGCCATCAGCTACGACGAGGTGATTCCTGAGGCGTACATCAAATTCCGGGTCATCTCCGACCACCCGTTCACCGAGAAGCAATGGGCCACCCTGTGGGTCACTGCCGAACAGCAGGGACTTGGTGCCAACCGTAGTCAGGGGTACGGGCGTTTTGAGGTGGTCGCCTGGAACCAGGTCCGTGACGACACGGAGAAGGTCAAGACAAGCTGACTCTCAAAAGGGGGCACGGGACATCATGTAACGATGCTCCGTGCCCCGTCACGACAACCCATACCTCTCCGCTCCGTCATGACAAGCCACACCTCTTCGCCCCGTCACGACAATCCATGACGTTCCGTCCCGTCGCGACAAGCCATACCTCTCCGCCCCGCATCGTCTGGACCATCCGATTCAGTACCCCACCTGCCCAAACCGACTTGCCCAGCCGGTCCAGCCCTGACCGACAGACCCACCCCGCCTATGTCGCACCGACGAGCCGAGCCGTCCCTGACCTGACCGACCTGACAAGCCGCGCCCTTTCCCTCCACTGACTACCCCGACAGACCGAGCCGTGCGCCGTCCGTACCACCCCAAGTGGTCGACAGTCCCAATTGGTCCGGTCCGCATCTCGCTGACTATCCCGGTCATGCCGCGCCACTCTTAGCGACAAGTCTTGCCCGCCCGGCCCGCTCTCCCCCGCACCACAGGGACAAGCGAAACCCCCTCCAGGAGCGCCCTGGAGGGGGTTTCGTGGTACAGGTGACAGGTCAGCCTGGTCGACGGGCGTCCCACGACGGTAGGCGCTTGTCGTCCCGCTCGCCCTTGTTGTACTCGTTGGTGAGTACGAACGCGACCGCGTCCCGGCTCCTGTTACGCATCGTTGTGCGGAACGTGTTCGCCGCGCCGATGATGCCGGACGGGCCGCCCGGATACTTGGACAGCTTGTCGATCATGATCTTGTCGATCACCTGTTCCGCGTACCGCTCCAGCATGTGGAACAGGCCGCCGAGAATCCGGTAGTCCATCGAATCGTTCTGCCCGTTCCAGGCTTTGGTAAGGATGTCGATGGTTCGTTCCGCGACCACCGGATCGACCCGGTACATGTTCTCCAGGGTCCGGATAGCTGCGAAGCGGTACTCTCCGGGCTGCAACGTGATCGTCCAGTTCCGCTTGACGAGCATGTCGTAAATGCGCCGGGTGGCCCGGTGGCCGGCGACGAGTCGCGCCCGGAAGATGTCCACTGGGGACGGTCGCTTCGTCGCGTTGAGCAACGTGAACAGGAATGCTTCCTGCCGCCGGGTCAGTCCATTGTAGACGTTCGCGGTGACGCGCTCATCCTCAAGTCCCTGCCGCATGAACAACTCACGACGATGCTGTCCATCGACCATGCTGTATGTGCCGTTGGGACGCCGGTTGAGGGTGACGACACCCACAGCCTGGCGGCTGAAGTTGGCGATCATCTCGTTGACACGGGCGTTGTCCAGCTTGCGCTGAACGGTCACATCCACAACGGTGTCACCGATACGGACCTCACGAACCTCGGGCTCCCCGAAGCCGAGGTCGTCAGGGTCGAGTTCAGCTTCGAATTCGACTACGGCCTCGTTCAGTGTTACCGGGGTGGCCTCGTCCTCGATGTGCTCCTCACTCAAGGGTTTGTGCCTCCTTCCTTCGTTTTTGCAGTTCCATGAATCGCCCTTTCATCTGGGCGATGTCTCGCATGTGCTTTGCGATGTTTTTAACGAAGGCTGCTATCTCTTCGTCGGTAAGCCCTTCATTGAGGTTCCGGACGTTCTTTGCCAGTTCGGCGTCGTCGCGGAGTCTCTCAAGTAAGGTCTGCATCGCTTGACGCTGTACATGCAGGCTCCGGAACCGTGGGTTCTGGGCCGCGAACTCCCTGATCAGGTTGTTGCCCTTGGGGGCCCCGATCTTTCCTGCCTCGATCTGCTTGACGATACTTCGGGCGTACTCCCCGATCTCATCGCTCCGCTCTGCGGTCCGGAAAATGTACGTCACGGTAACAATCAGCCATTCCGGCATGTCGTGCAGATCGGCGAACTTACGTGCTCTCGACGGGCTGGCTGATCGTTCTTCGCTGTCCCGGAACACCTCCCATTGCAGGTAAAGGTCCCGCCACGACTTGAATGTTTTCGGGAGGGGGGTTGGTGGTGCCCCTCTTCCTATTCCTGCCAATCGTGCCGCACCTCCTTCTCCGGTGTCTTGAACCGGTTGACCTGTTCGGGAGGGATGCGCCAGGATGGCCGCTTACCTTCACCTGCGATGTTGACTGCGACGATCTCGCCAGCGTGGATCAGGTTGTACACGTGCGTGACTGAGCAGTTCAGTTCCCGTGCGACCTCCCGCACGGTCATCAGGTCGGTAGGTGGACGATCCAAAGTGTTCCCTCCTTTCCGTTGATCTCACGGAAGGGTAGCATACGTTTCAAGCGTTGTAAACTACGCCGGTCTCCAGGGATACCCGTTGCCGGTGATCATCGTGTTCGGGGAGTGCCTGAGCCCGATCCACTCCTGTGCGCTTGAACGTACGAAGCCCAGTGCCTCAAGGCGTCTGGCGAACTTGCGGGGACCGATCGGTGGCCCGACCCGGTTCGCTTGGACCCAATTCTCGTACAACTGATAGATGCTGGAGTTCTTGACCGTGGCGTCCTTTTCGAGGACCAGCACCTTCTCCTCCACCACGGAATCGATGAACTGCGATACCGTGTCGTTCTCTTTGCGGTACGTGTTCCCCGCCTCGATCACCGCTTCCGGCTCAACCAGCCCCAATGGGCCCTCGAAGTCCCGCATCCCGGCGATGAGCCAGTTCAGGATACCGTCCGCCTCGGCAGTCAACTTGTCGAGAAGCTCCGGATCATCCCGCTCACCACGGAACTCCTGCTCGAACCGGATCACCTTCAACCGGTCCCAGGTGGCCGTGTCCTCCGGGTTGACCTTGGGGTGGTGGTTGGTAGCCATGAACAGCACGAACTGGGGCAACCACTCCTGCGGGGATTCGTACAGTCCCCGTGAGTTCATCTTGTCCTGGCCGGTGACCCGCTTGACAAGCTCCTCGTCCATGATCGTTGACTCGGAGGACTCCGAGGTCGCCACGAATCGGCGCCCGCGCAGGTGGTGCAGGTCCGTGGAAGGCGAGGACCCGTCCCGCTTGAACCGGAACAGGGTTGCCGAAGCAGTGGCCGCGTAGTCACCGAACGTGTGGCCCAACGATTCGATGAACTTCGATTTACCGGAGCGGGGTGGACCGGAAATGATCGCCATAGCACGCCGGTTCGGCTTCCCCCGCAACGCGTACCCGGAGATCCGCTGCAAGAACCCGCGCAACTCGGGCTCAGGCAACACCTCCTCGATGAACTTGTCCCAGTGCGGGGACTCCGCGTCGGGGGTGTAGCTCGCGTCCATCTGCTTGGTCAGCATGTACTTCGGGTGTGCCGGCAACAGCTTTGGCATGTCCCCCGGCGTCCCGAGGTCCAACACCCCGTTCTTCACGCCCACGTACCGGGGATGCTTGTCGAACTCGTCCGCTGTAACCGTTGTGTCCGGGTGGGCCCGGAAGTTTGCCACTGCTGCGTTGGTCCTCGCGTCCGAGTGCGACACCTTCGCCCACTTCGCGAGTTTCTCGCCACGCTCATCGCCGGCATCGATGAGTTGCTGTGCTTGCTCCTGAACGATGCTGGCCATCTGTGATGCCGCACGCTTTACCGGGTCAGGGTTGTGGAGGATCTCCCACCGGGAACCGTTGTACCGGGCCCATTTCTTCGCGTCGGCGACGTACTTGAAGATGTCCCCGTACAAGGCGGCCATCCGATCCCCGTTGCCAGTGTCGTGCTGTGGCTGCCAGGTAAGGTCCGGTGCCTCGGTGGCCGGCTGCCACGAATCCGGCGTCCCATCGGGCTCCGGGCGTCGTAGTTGCAGCGTGTCCGGCAACGGGACCGACGTACGTGGCTCCCCGAAGCCCTTGCCAGCTAACGATTTCGCTGCCGCCTTCAGGTCCCCGTTATGGTGGATCAGGGCGTACACGTACCCCTTGGTATACGGGCCACCAGCCGGGATATGAGCATCCGCGTCGGAGAACATGTACAGCCGGTCCCGGTCCCCGTCACGGCCGGTGGTGGCGCTGTGCCCGTCACGGCGTTCCTTGCCGGACCGGGTCCAGTACGTTGTGATGCCTTGAGTGTGGTGGACCTGCCACCCCAGTCCCCCGAGGAGGTCGGCGTGCTCCCAGTCGGTGGCACTTTCGAACTGGTCCAGTGGTGTAGTCCCAGCGACCGGGGTCGGTACCTTGTCGTCACTGTCACGGTTATCGGCTGGTCTGAGCTTCAAGCTGGCGCTGGCGAACGCCGCGACGAGGGTCTCTACCCGGTAGCTGGGCCCGGTGGCCGAGAGGACTTCGCACGCGCGCTCAAGTCCCGCCTTCCGGTTCACCGTCCCCGGCACACGAAGCACGCGCGAGAGGTCACCGCACTGGGTGCCGTAGAACATCCCGAGTCGCTCGGCACCTTCCCCGAGGCAGCGCTGCCATCCGGTGCTCAACTCCTGGAGCGCGGACAGTTGCTCTTGGTTACCGGGGTCGAGATGGTATGGCTCGGACAACAACCAGTAGGGGTAGAACCCGCCTCCTGACCCCACCCATAGTGTTGGTTCGGGTAGGCCGGCTTCATGGATGATCAGCTTTGCTTGATCCCAGGAGGCCGGCAGTGGCTTGGTGGTCTTGTGGCCAGGGCCCGCGATATCGATGTCCGCCCATAGTCCGGGGAAGCTGACCGAGTCGCTGTCCCTGCCCCGTCCTTCAACTACATTGTCACTGATCGTTGTAACCCGGAGATAGATACCCTCGCGGCCGAGTCGATCCAGTTCAGCGACATATTCACCGGCATCTTGGAATGCAATGTGGCTGTCCAGGGAAAACGCCCTGCCGGCCCAGTCGCCGGTGGAGCAGATATGAATGTTTCCGTGTGAATCGCCGTGTAGGTATTCAAGCCACGATCGAACAGCTTCAATATCGAATTGGCTTGATGCCATACGACAACCCCTCTCGATATGTGGGCGAGTCCCCCGAGTTCTTGCGCCACACCGGAAACGTGGATCAGATCGTACGCCCTCCGCTCGGCCTTCGGTACCATCCTCTCAGGAACGGAGGACCGCACCATCCCCCGCTCCCACTCCCCAGAAATAGGGGAACCCCCGAGGCTGAGTGTCTTGTCGACGCCCCTCGGGGGTTTCTCCTATATGAGGACGATCAGTAGCCGTACTGCTGCTGCTCCGTCTGCGGATTCGGTACTTGTTGCTGGTTGTTCTGGTGCTGCTGTTGCAGTCGCTCCAGGATTGACTGCTGCGCCGGGTTAGCACCCTGAGGCGGCAGCGGAGGCGTCTGCTGTTGATACTGCTGCTGCGGTGCTGGCCGGGACCAGGCCGGCTGCTCCTGCGGGGCCCCGTGCCACGGCGGCTGCTGCGTCGGCTGCTGGCCCCACTGCTGCTGGGGCTGCTGCTGTTGGCCGCTCCACGCTCCCTGCTGCTGGCCCCACTGCTGCTGCGGAGGAGGGCCCTGCTGCCCGTACCCCTGCTGGTACTGCTGCTGGGGCTGCGGTGCCGGAACCGTGTACTCGCGTGGCTCGGACGGCTTGAAGTCCGGGTTCGCCACACCCCACGTATTGGCCTTCTCCACGGCGGCTGCCTCATGAGTCAGCGAGATGAAGATCCACGGCGGTTGACCCATGGTCGCCTGACCCTTGCCGATCGTACCGAGGAGCGGTCCCTGACCGATCCGCTGCCGGAACGCCTGGATCAGTCGCGACTGCCGCCACAACTGGGCCCGGTACACCTTCGGGTTGCCCTCGTCGTCAGGCATCTCCAAGGTCACCACGTCAACACTGATCGCGTCATCGACCTTGTCAGGGCGGGAGAACTTGGTCGGTGGCGCCGGATTCACGTGCTGGATCGGCCACACGATGATCAACGTCCCAGCAAGCTGGTCCGGATTGATGTACTCGCGGGCCAGTTCACCCGGCTCTTGGAAGCTGAATGGTTCCATCGTTCACCCACTCCTGTCTCAGTTGCCACATCTCACGTTGCCGTCTCGCTTTGTGCCGTGAAGCCTCTTGCTCGGTCATGCTGCTCACGTGATACCAGCCGCATACGTTGCACCGGTACGGGTGACTTGGTTCACCTTCTTTGTTACTGATACGTCGGGCCACTCTCATTGCCAGTTTGTAGGAGCCGAACGAATACTTGTTGTTTACTAAACACCTCGGTCCATATTTGGCGCGTGCCACATGAGCACCCCTAATCGATTTCTGATTGCACCTTAAGGATCTCGTTGGGCTTCGGTCCACTCAATGTGTAATCAGTTATCCCTTCCTGTTTGATAAACGACATCACCCAGTCACGGGCACCCGAATCATCTTCACGTGGGATGCCGGTGTTGTCGGCGACCTGCTGCCACAACCAGTCCGGTGCGTCGGACCGATACAGGACCCAGGCGAGCGGATCTCGTTCGTACTGCACAAGGAACTCAGTCATCTGCTTTGCATCTCCTCGATTGTCGATAACCTGCTTCCATTTGAGGGCTTCATCGACTGACTTGTGTAGCGTGACAGTTAATCCACCACACTTCGCAAGTAGTGCGTATCTCCCTTCTCCTTGAATCCAGACCGCGTAAGACCAGATGCATTTGGCAAAAGTTCGGAAAGAGCGGTGACGAGCACTGCATTCATGGAAGCGATAGGCTGCAATCCTCTCGTTCAGTGGCTCACTGAACCTCATCGTCCTCCACATCCATCCACTCCGGGTCCCCGCTCCGGATCGCGGGGGTCAAAGAACGGGCACCACACACAGTTACGTCCCGGTGACGCCTCAATCTCGATCCAGCGTTGAGGGTTGTTCACGATGTCCAGTTCCATCAGCCTCCCGGCGAGCCGGTACATGCGCTCCAGGGCCCGCTCCGCGATGCTTCGATCGTAGGGCCAGGCGTAGGCCCGCATGTCCCCGAGCCAACCATTGCGGGGCACGAACACCAGCGCGACCTCGTTGACTGGGATACCCGCGTTCTCGTACCCCAGACCGTACAGGTGGATCTGGGTGATGTAGCCCTCCGGTGGCCCCTGCGCCATGATCTTCTTCATCGCATCGGTGCCGGCCGACTTCAGGTCTACCACAGCCCCCCGTGGGATGTAGTACAGATCAGAGTGTCCCGAGATCATCGGGTCCACGTCAAGCTTCTGCTCGGTCAGCCAGTTCCGGCTCCCGGTCGCCTCCTGGTAGGCCAGGACCGCCCTCTCGGACCACGAGTGGATCGCCGTACCCACGATCGCCGGCCACGGGTCCATGCGCTTGTTCACCGTGGCGAGCCCGGCGAGCTTCATCCCAAGTCTGCGATCGCACGGATCACCTAGTTCAGACGGGCCGGGAGCCATCTGTTTCGATCTCGGGGAGTTGCGTTCGGCCCACAGGAACACGTCGGTCAGTTCGTGCTTCAGCGGGTCCTCGCCTGGTACGTCCTGAAACTCCATCGGCCGCCTATCGCAGAATGGGTGCAAGTCAAAGCCCTCGCTTAAATGGACTTGATCCAGTCTTACACCACACCTACGACATAAACTCGCGTCCTTTGGTAGAGGGTCCGTGTCGCGGAACGGTCTGAGATGACGTGGCCGGGGTCGCATCCCCTTGACCCGGTCCATCGGGAACGGGATGCCATGAGCCCGGATGGAGCAGTCCTCGCACTGCTGTACCTCGATGTATTCAGGGATGGCGTAGCAACGTTTACCGCAGTCCGCGCACTTCGTCTCGTAGAGTCCAGCGAATGCGTGCTTGAGATCCACTTACTCATCCCACAGGTACTCAGCCCACCTGGTGTCCACCCATGCGGTCTTGTGGACGTAGTTGGTCACCTGTACCCGCCCCACCCACAGCTTCCCTGACCCGTCGTACAGTTCCACGTACTCGCCGGGTAGCAAGGTGTCCGAGTACGGCTCTATGTCGGAGAAGTTGACCAGTATCCCGTCGCTCGCTGTCGGCGGCACGGATTTGACTTTCACCCGGAACTTGACGAGATGTTCGCCTGCTTCACGTACATCCCAAGACGCCCCAGATCCAAACAATCCAGTTCACCTGCCTCGCACATCTTCTGCACCACGAACGTGGGCTTGGCCAAGTATGAAGCCATCTCCGACGCTGGCAAATAGTTCCCGAACTCCGGTCCCAGTTCGATGACCCTGTCCAGTTGCTCGATAATGTCCACATAGAACTGTCCTATTTGGACAGCCGAGTTGGACCAGACTCTAGTGCCCGGTTCCTCCCAACGCAACACCGTCTGCGTCGAGACGTCAAGGATCTCAGCCAGACGCCTACGGCTCAACCGGAGAGGCGGTCGGAGTTGTCTCAGCCAACCGGTTGAAACCACGGCAAAGCCGAGGGATTCGAGATGATCGTCAGTCACACCTCATCCTAGCGACACCCCCCGACAGTGGACTCCCAGTACAGCAAAAGGCCCCCGGCAATCCGGGGGCCCCGCTACTTGTGCTCGGTGACAGTGATCACCATTGCCTTGTCCTCGAACAAGATGATCAACTGGTTGGGTTTGTCCAGTTCCATCGCCGCGTAGTGACGGACAGGGCTCGCATTTAGTACCTCGATAAGCTCATCACGAGCAACGGTCTCAAGCTTCGGGACATCGATGAGCGCCTTTTTGAATCCGATCCTCCAGTCCTCAGTCATTCCTTCCCTCCTGATCTCCATCCAAGAAACAGGGCGGCGAAAACGACCACCCCACACAAGAGCACCTCGCCGGGACTGGCGGTGCCTTCAAGAATCCGGGTGATGATCCCCATCGAACCTCCGTACGGGAAAAGGGGCCCCGGTTACCCGGAGCCCCCAATCCGCTGTCAGTCCTCGACCTTGAGGATGTCGCCGTCCGGGAAGTCGATCCTCAGCCTCGACGTCGCCGTTTTTACCAACAGATCCTCGAACGTGACCTCACGGGCACCCTCCTGGGCGCCGTTCATCAGGTCCAACTGGCGCCGCAGACCGTTCGCCGAGTTCACCAGGTCGACCGTCATGATCGGTTCCTCGACGCCACCGGTACGGGTCAGCATGTACCGCAACGCCCGGCCAACAGCCTCCACATTGAACGCGGGCGGGAACCCGACGAACGCCTCAGCGACCACCTTGTAATCGATGTCACCCTGAAGGTGCTCAGGGATATGCGCCTTACAGAGCCGCTCGAACCCTTCGGCGTCAAGCTCGCCGATGTGGATCACCGCGTCCAGCCGACCTGGACGCATGACGCCCTTCTGGATCTTCTCGACGTAGTTCGTCGTGAACGCGGCCATCACCTCGGCACCCTTGGCGCCCATCCCGTCCAGCGCGTCCAGCAGGCGGCTGATCTGGTCGACGTCACCTTCCTGCTTCGTGTCGAGATCCTCGAACCAGAGGACGGCCGGCGCGTACAACTGTGCCGTTTTCAGCGCCTCGAACAAGTCGTCCCTGCCGGGGCGCACCTGGATGAACGTGAAGCCGGCCGCAACCGCCTCCTGTGCCGTCAGGAGCCCCAGCAGCGTCTTGCCGGTGCCGAAAGGGCCCTCGATGAGCACGTGCCGCTTGATCGGCAACCCGGCACGGAGCACAGCCTGGGGATTGCGCAACGGCAGCCACAGGTGCGTCTCCACGTCGGTCAACACCTCGTTGGAATAGATCACCTTCCGGCGATCCACTGCCGTCGAAATGAAGTTCGGATGCTGGGCGCCGTCGATCGCCTTGCCCTTGTAGATGGAATGAAGCCGAAGCTCCTCCTCCAACTTCACGAAGAAGCCTTCGATGTGCTGCCGGTACTTGCGCGGCACCTCGGCGCCGATCATTCCGATGACCCCGGACTCAGGGTCGCTCGTCGCGCCGACGCTGAACGTGCAGTCCAGGATCGGCAGCCGGACCAGACCCCACGGCACCTGGATCGTTTCCGACGTGGAGATCGGCACCGTGATGAACCGGGGCGGCTCCGGGCCGAACATGGTCATCATCGTCTGGCCGAACCCGCTGGTACCGAACACCAGTCGTAGCGTCCGCTCGAAAGCGGCAGCCACGTCGTAAGGTCGGTACGGGAACATCTTCATGATCTCGTGGGTCTGGGACTGCTGCTTCTGCCAGTCCTTCAGGAAGTCGATGGCCTTGTCGACCCGACCCTCGTACATCTCGGGCAGGATGAGTTTGTCACCCTCGAAGGTGAGCGCGTCGTCCTGCACGGTGAGGCCACCGAGGGCTGCCAGCGCGGCGAGGGTTGCCTGCCGGACCTGCTCAGTCCGGGCAGTGGCCGATTTCTTTGCCGTCGCCTCCTGGTCCACAGCGGAGATGAAGTTCTCGACGCTGAATTCGCTTACCGCTACTACGTTGTTGTCGTTGATCGCAATGCTCCTTTCTGCTCATCCGGATGAATGTTTCGTGGCCGGGGCAGGACTCGAACCTGCCCCCTTCTCCAGCTTGGTACCAAGACAGGAGATGTAACTTCCCCTCGTTACTACCCGGCCAGGACCGGCCCCGAAGGGCCGGGTGGTGCTAGTCGTTGCTGGTGACGGTGACCTCGTCGGCGAGTACCGGGCTCTCGTCCCACTCGATGTCCGCATTGGCCCAGTCAGCCTTCTCCCTCGCCTCCTCCTCGCTGTACGCGGAGACGGTGAGCCAAGCCCTCCCCTTGTTGTCGACGGTACGGCGACTCAGTTCCCAGTACCGCTGGACCGGAAGGGGTTCCAGGTTGACCCTGGCGAGCGACTCGTTGATACCGGACTCGCCGCACCAGCGGTGCTGGTTGTTGATGACCCACTGCCGGACCGTTGCCCTCATGGCGTCGACCTCGTCCGTGATCGACTCGACGGTCTCCTCGGCTACCGGCGTCTCAGCCGGGGGCTCCGGGAGCCCTTCGATGTTGTCGAGGGTCGCGTGGTCCACGTTAACGTAATCCAGGTTATTCAGGTTGTAGCCGCTGTAGTTCGCGACCCGTTCGACCATTTCTGCAGGCGTCATGCCTGCCGGGACCTCCGCGACCCGCTTCGTGGTGACCGTCAACTTCAGCGCGACCGTCCCACCCTTGATGGGCAGGCCGATCAGCCCCCGGAGGTGATCCACGTCGTTCCGGTTGAGGTTCATGCCGTTGCGCTGCCGGGTGATCTCGGTCTCGAACACCTTCCGGGTCATGTCCCGGTAGCGGCGGGCTGTGGTGAGCGCCTTGTCCTCCACTGCCGGCACCTCGACGGCGGTCTCCGTTGCCAAGCTCTCGGCCGGTTCGGTCTCCGTTGCCTCGCGTACGTCATGCGGGGACTGCGTGTTCTCAGTGATCTCATGCTCCTCTCTGTCGATGGATGGTGCTGCGTGGAGCGGGCAGGACTCGAACCTGCATCCCTTGGGCTTAGGGCCCATGCACTGCCTGGTACTCGCGTCGCAGCGAGCGCCGCTTGTGCTACCACCCCGAGATCCCCCGTTTGATCTGCTTCACATATTTTATAACAAGTACCGCCATGATCGCAATGGCCAAGGTGGGAAGTGGCCCACCCCACATCGGTAATCGCTGCGCATTCACCGCGAGCATGCGACCGGAGCGCTGGGACACGAGCGTCACGTACGTCCCGTGGTAAGAGCGATGTAGCTCTGTCTCCCGTAATCGGATAGTCATATGTCCCCCTTTTTAAAGTCTATTGTGGACGGTGCCAGTGACCTTGCCGCATCCCTCGGGGGCTTGGGGTCACTGGCACCACTCCATGGAGTTCGGAATCCCGGTGCCCCGGTTTCCTAGGCAATGGTCGGCTCCGCTGCCTTGCGGAGAACCTCGGTGCCCCCGCGCCGGGGGGCCCTCTGAGCGCCATGCCACCCACGACACCCCTTGATGTCCGGAGGCGACTCACCCACGTTCCCAGCAGTCAGGGTCAGCTTGAGGTTGGTGGGTGAGGGTCTAATACTTCACTCCCACCAGGACTGAAGCAGTCTTGCTGCGGGCATACTTGCCCAGCATTTTCCAGTACCGGTCACGGGTTTGTTCCGTTGCCTGCAACGGCAACCAGAATGGATCACGTCTCAAATTACTCACTCCCTCCAAATCTTTGTCGTTGGGGGTGGCGCCCAGTAAAGGGGAACTCAACCAGGACGCCAGCCCCCCAACGGGTGCGCGGTACGGAAAGGCGTGTGGCCAGACGGACGGGGAGTCTCTGACCACCTCCGGACCGCTCCGGGGTGAGGGCAGGAGTCGAACCTGCAACCAGAGGCCAAGGAAGCCCGGCCGGACGCTCGCCTCATTGCTCTGCCATTGAGCTACCTCACCATGAACTAGATGAACATCTTACTGAGCAGCAATGCGTCACACATCAACCACAACACCGCTATCATCACTACGATCCCAACTCCGATGAGGAGGATCATCTCCACCTCACCGGGTCCTTGAGGCTTACGTCTATGTGCACCCATGCACCGAGAGAGGGACTCGAACCCCCGTCTTCCGGTTTTGGAGACCGGACACTCTTCCCATTGAGCTATCTCGACAGAAGATGCCTGAGGACCAAGCGGTTGCGGAAACGTTCGGCATCCGTAACCTACGCACCGGGCATCTTGCTTATTTCATGTACGTCGCCTCTTCTTCGGCACGTGTTGATGGTGCTGCAATTCAAGACGTAGTTTCTTGTCCTGATAAGCGACGCCTTTTGCGTGCCGGTTGCGACCTTGATCGTGAGACTTCAACTTGGTCCGTCGAGGCTTGTAACTTTTCGCCATGTCTCACCTCCAATAAAGCCTTGGTGGCGTTGTCCGCGCACACTCCCCCAGTCTCCCGAGGATTTGTAGCCACCCACGCTTCAGGGCTTCCATCCCCTGTTGTCCTCGACGTACTGGAGTGCTGACCGGGGCCTGCAACAGGAAGCGAGAGGTGAGTCTCGCTAACGAGAGCAGGGGCGGCAAGCAGTGCTTCCGTCGATGGAAGTTGTGGAAAGTCTCTGTGGAGTTCTCAACAAACAAGCGTGCTTGCCTGTCCCCGCAAGCCTAGTGGAAGAGGGCTGCCTGCCTTCTGAGGATTCTCCAGTCCCCCAAACAACCCTCTCCCCGTTCCAGGTTGCGCTGTCAAGCAAGGAAGACACTACCAGCCCCCGTCCGGGGGTGCAAGTCCCAGTTCGGGAGGATCATCAAACATCCCATATAGCCATATCTCCATTACCATTGCCGACATGGGACTCTCGCTCGCCGAACGGGTTGCCAGGCTGCCCGTCGACCAGCGGACAGCCTGGATCAACAGCCAACCCACCGACGTACTCACCGAAATGGCCAGAGGTGAATGGTGGTGGGTAGCTCGTCCGGAGCAGATCCCACCACCAGGCGACTGGCTCGTGCATCTTGCACTTGCCGGGAGAGGATGGGGGAAGCTGGTCGAGGCTGGGGAACCTGTGTTGACAGCCTGCCGGTGTAAGGCTAACGTCCCCTGCATGTTGGCTTCCGACACCCCCACGGCCTGTACTGCTGGCTTCGTGAAGTTGTCCGATATCCAGATAGGTGACTACATTTATGACGAAAACGGACAACCCACCAAGGTACTAGCAACCTTCGATGCCATACCCGAAGTTGCCTACCTGTTGACCTTTTCCGATGGCGCCACGATCAAGGCCTGCGGCGACCATCAATGGGTCACCTGGGACCTGAGAGCCCGCAAAGCATTCGGTCGCACCGGTCATGAAGGTGCCAGGACCGCTGCCGACGAGTTCCCTGAGGATTGGGCCTCGTGGCAGAAGACAGACAGATACGGCAAGCCGACTGGAATCGGCGCCACGGTACTCACGACACAGCAGATCGTGGACACCCTTACCGTCCCAGTGGGGGCACGCCGGGACCTGAACCATTGCATCCCTGTGTGCCGTCCACCAGTAACATCTACGCAGGAGCTACCTATTGATCCATGGCTCCTGGGGTACTGGTTGGGAAACGGCAGCACGGGCGCCAGTGGCCTGACATGCCACGCAGAAGATCGCCAATACGTGGAGCAGCGCTCCGGTGCCCAAATGAACTTCCGGTTCAGTGAAACTGGCGCATCCGCCCAGGGCTCGGTAAGACTCTTGATCCAAAAGCTTCGAGAGCTTGGGGTTGACCAGAAGGACCACATCCCACAGATGTACCTCTGGGCTTCGATTGAACAACGTCGGGAACTCCTGGCCGGACTCATGGACTCGGACGGGTACGGGGAGACCTCCAAGGTCGAGTTCTCGTCAATGCGCCGTGAGATCGCCGACGCAGTCATGCTTCTGGCGAGGTCATTGGGCGAGAAACCCACCATGTACCTGGGTCGCGCAAGCTTGAACGGTGCAGACATGGGCACCAGTTTTCGGGTGCAATGGCGACCGACTTTTAATCCGTTCGGCTCGCCAAGGAAGCGCGCGACCTACGTGCCTCCATCGACGCAGAAGCTTCGCAACAAGCACCGAATGATCGTGTCTGCGGAACGGATCGATCCGGTGCCGATGCGCTGCCTCACCGTTGATTCGCCCAACTCGATGTTCCTGATCGGTGAGGCGTTGATTCCTACGCACAACTCCCGCGCCGGTGCCGAATGGATCGTGGAGCAGACCCAGCTTCATCCGTTCGACCGGCACGGTGCACCCACGGAATGGCTCGTTATCGCCGAAACGCTTTCTGATGCCCGGACGATCTGCATGGAAGGGCCCGCTGGCATTCTTCGCGTCCTGGACCGGCGCGGCATCAAGCACCGCTACAAGCAGTCCCCGCGACCAATGGTCATCTTCCCCGACAAGACGAAGATTTACTGTGAAGGCGCCGACGACGCCGATGTCGGCCGTGGGTATAACGCTGCCGGGGGGTGGCTAGATGAAATATGCAAATGGGCCTATAGCTATGACTCCTGGTACCAGGGGATCATGCCGTCCCTACGTGCCGACCTACGCGGGGACCACCCACGAGTCTTCGCTACCACCACCCCGAAGCCGATCAAGCTACTTCAGGAGTGGGTGAAGCGCCAGGACGGCACTGTTTCAATTGTTTCCGGTAGCACCTTCGATAACCGAGCGAACCTGTCCGCGCTCGTACTGAAGGAACTCCTCACTCGGTACGAGGGCACCACCATCGGGCGACAGGAGTTGTACGGGGAACTCCTCGAAGTGATCGAGGGTGCCCTGTTCAAGCGTTCGGACATCAACCGGAACCGGGTGGAAGAGGTACCGGAGCGCATCACTTCGATCGTGGTCGGCGTCGACCCTGGTCTTACCGACGACGGCGATGAGATGGGTGTCGTCGTCGTCGGCCGCAACAACAAATCCAACGCCCTGTATGTCCTCGCTGACCGTTCCGTTGTCGGTGCCGGCCGGGAGGCTGCCACCCATGTATGGCGGGTTGCCGCTGAATTCGGCGCCGACTGGGTGGTGGTGGAAACGAACCTTGGTAAGCGTTGGATGACTGACGTGTTCAATGATGCTTATGTCGAACTGATGAAGGATGGCTTGTTCCCGGACAACACCAATCCACCAGTCAAGACGGTTGACGCGAAGGTGGGCAAGATGACCAGGGCTCAGCCGGTTGCGATGCGCTACGAGCAGGGCCGGGTGCATCATGTCGGCTTGTTCTCTGAGCTTGAGGATGAGATGGTTGTCTATACCGGGGAGGAGCGGGAATCGCCGAACCGGATGGACGCGCTGGTCCACGCTGCCCGCTGGTTGATGCAACAGGAGAAGCGGACGATGCGGTTCGCGTCGCCAGTGGCCATCGATGCCCAATTCGAAAGACTCACCCAGGAACTCAACCTCACTTGACGCGATAGGCACCTAGTGCTACGCCTTCCGGGGCATTGGCCATTACGCTGTACCCGTGATCAATGCCCTGGTACTGGTGGTGCTGATCCTGGCAGTAGCCAGGGTCACCCGACTCATCACCACCGATCAGGTCACGCTGCCCATTCGGACCTGGGTAGTCAACCGGTACGGTGAAGACGGGAAGGCTGCCTACTTCATTTTCTGTCCCTGGTGCGTAAGCATTTGGATCTCGGTGGTTTTCACTACGCTCACCTTCCTCGCCCAACATGGGCCCACCTGGGGGCAATGGACATGGAACGGGGTACTGGTCTCCCTGGCGGTCTCACATAGCACCGGCCTTATCGCTTCTAAGTTGGAGAACGACTGATGGCCTGGGGACGCAAAGAGATCGTCGCACCGGACACGCGCCCAAAGGCGCCCCGAAGCCTCGTCGCGTCGGCGGCCCGGATACGCATCTCCGAAACTTCGGCGCCATACAACCTGTGGAACTCGTACAAATTCAAGGACGAGGCGTGGCAGCGGGAGCTATGGCGGCTGTATGACATTATCGGCGAGTTCCATTTCGCCTCCAACTGGATCGGCAGCGCTGTTTCCCGAGTCCGGATCTACGTCGCCGAGGTGGACAAGCTCGGTCGCCTGGGTCCGGAGGTGGACCGCCCGGACAAGGTGGTCGCACTCGCCGACACCATCTTCGGTGGCCCGGCCGCCAAAGCTGAAGCGCTCCGGGCGATCGGTATCAACCTGACCGTGGGCGGGGAATGCTTCATTCTCGGCATCGGTGCCGATGACCCGACTTCGGACGAGTGGCACGTGGTGGCGCCATCCGAGCTACGCCGGATCATGAACTCTGAAACGGGAATGCGGGAACTGTGTTTCGGGGACCGAAAGGAACCCCGGAAACTGGTGGAGGGCAAGGACATCCTGATGCGGGTGTGGTCCCCGCATCCGCGCCAGATGAACAAGTCGGACTGCCCGGCCCGTGCCGCTCAGCCGGTGTTGCGGGAGATCGAGCAACTCACCAAGTACGTGTTCGCTCAGATCGATTCCAGGTTGTTCGGCGCCGGACTGCTACCGATTCCGAGCAACATCGACTTCCCTGAGGAAGAGGGGGTCGACACGGCGTCGGAGTCGTTGCTGAAGCGGCTCGCCGAGGCTGGCCAGGCTTCCCTGAAGGGGGAGGGTACTGCCGCGTCACTGCTCCCGATCATCATGGAGATGCCCCCGGAGAGCCTGGACAAGATCAAGTTGGTCTCGTTCGCCACGGAACTGTCCCAGCAGGCTTTGGATCTTCGCGCGGAGGCGGTGCGCCGATTCGCCTTGGCGATGGACATGCCACCGGAGGTGGTCTCCGGTACGGGCGACACGAACCACTGGTCGGCATGGCACATCGAAGAGTCAGCGGTAAAGGTTCACATCGAACCGTTGATGAGCCGCATCTGCGATGCATTGACAAAGGGCTATTTGCAACCGGCCCTGAAGGCGCTCAACGTCGACCCGGCCCGCTACACCTTCTGGTTTGACACGTCCCCGCTCACCGTCCGGCCGCAACGGCTTCAGGACACCCTGAACCTGTACGAAAAGGAGATCGTCAGCGCCGAAGCGGTGCGCAACGCCGGGAACTACCTCGAATCTGACGCACCCGACGAGCAGGAAGACCTCCGTCGCTTCGCTCGGGAACTCCTCCTCCGCGACCCGTCGATGACTTCCGTTCCCGAGATGCGATTCCTCGCCGGGCTCCCCGAATTCGCGCCACCCCCGGCACTGGACACCCCGGCACCCCCGCCACCGGCCCCGGAAACAGCGTCCGTGCCGACCCAACCGGACCCGCTGCCGGTCAATTCGACCGCGTCCACGGCTCCCGCCGGTCCGGCCCGCAACAACACCAACGCGGTCGTTGCCTCGGCCGCCATGAATGAACAGTGGATGGGCCTGGCCGTTGCCTCCGAGGCTGTCGTACGCAACGCCCTGCGGGTCGCCGGGACCAGGCTCCTGACCCCATCGGACCGGGGACGTTGGCCCGATGTGCCCCGCCACGAACTGCACACCAGGAAGCGGCCGACCGGCACCGAACAAATCGACCGGCTTCTCACCGGGGCGTGGGAATCCCTGCCCCATCTCGTGACCTCGTTCGGGCTTGAAGTCGACGTGCGCCGACTGGAAAGTGATCTGCGGCGCTACTGCACCGTCCTGCTCGCAATGGGTGTCCCTCACGACACGTCCCGGCTGCTTGAGGTGTTGCGAACCGGGGGGCACGTACATGGGCCTGCTTGAGCTTGAGCGGCGCCTTCTCGCCCTCGTCCTTGATTGGCTGACGAGGTTCCTGAAAGCTGCTCTGGACGCCGTCCTGGCGGTTGTTCGACAGTTCGGGATACAACCCAATCCGGCCGATGTTTTCACCGCTTCACCGATCTGGAGCGAAGGCGTCGATAGGATCGTGGGTGAGCTTGAAATCGTTGCGGGAGAAGCACGTGACCGGGAGTGGCGCCTGATTCAGGGGGTGGCGGACGACATTCCCGGTCACGTCTCCGGTGACACGTTCGTCATGTCGGCGTTGGCCACGTCGAGGAATCTGCTCGTCCGGATTCCCGACGAGGTGTACCAGGTTGTATTTGCCGAGATAACTGACGGCGTGAACGATGGGGAATCGGTCCCGGAACTGACGGCACGGATCGAAAGAGTGCTGTCGGTCACCGGGTCGGAGCGTTGGCCGAACCGGGCCAGGGTCATTGCTATCACCGAAGCTAACCGGGCATCGAACACTGGTGCTTTCTCGGCGGCGATGCAGGCGCAGAACCTTGAAGGGGAAGCACTGCTGAAGGAATGGGTGGCGACGAACGACAACCGGGTCCGACCCACCCATGAGAACGCCGACAGACAGCGGGTACCGCTGATGCAGCCATTCGTCGTCGGTAACTCGCTGCTGATGTATCCCGGCGATCCGGCTGGGATGGCGGAAGAAGTAGTTGGCTGCCGGTGCAGTATGACGATCCACGATTCGGAGAACTGATGAAGAAGCGTCGTAAGAGTTGGGCTGGGCCACTGGCCTACTTCAGCATCCCTACCGGGGACCGTCGCATCTTCAGTCCCGGCGCCCTGGGCAGCCGACCGATGCCACTGCCGCTACTCTGGCAGGAACAGACCGCGAAAGCTGGGCACAGCGGCGCTGTCATTGTCGGCCGAATCCTCGCCGCCCACGAGCGCGGTGAATTCTTCTTCGGCGGGGGTGACTGGCTACCCACCGACAAGTTCCCGTACGTGGAAAAAGCTCAGGAACTGGTGTCGTTGAAGGTCGTCGGTCCCAGCGTGGACCTGGAGCCTGACCTGACCGTGTCGCTGGATACCACCCTGAACCCTGAACGGCCGATGCTGAACTACACGCAGGCCACAATGATGGGTGCCACGTTGGTACCGATGGCCGCGTTCGGTGGTCCCCGTCTCATGATGATGGACGAACCGGACGACGCTTTGGTTGCTTCGATCAAGGCGGCCGGCGACATCGAGGAATGGCTGGAGAACTGGGCCCCACCAGCCGGTGGTGGTTACGTACTCGACCGTTTCGTGTACGCCGATGGTTCCGAGCGGACGCTGCTGGTCCCCGAGTACGGTTTCCTTCCTGCCGCAGAGTTCGCGGTGAACCCGTCGTCGTGGCGGTCGCTACCAATCGCGGAACGCGACGTGCCATTCGATGCTGATGACGCCGCCTTGCGAATCCTGGCGTGGGCGAAAAACGATCGGAACACTGCCTCGAAAGCCTATCTGTGGAACAACCCGCAGATCGCCGCCGCGACGAAGGACACCTTCCGGCTGCCCGTTGGTGACATTTTCGACGGGAAGCTCACCTTGATGTACCACGCGGTATATGCCGCCGCTGCGTTGCTGTCCGGTGCCCACGGCGGTCTGCCCAACATTCCTGATTCTGAAAAAGGTCAACTTCGTAGGATCATTTCAGACATCTACAAGAAAATGGCCGAACACTTCGGTGACCCGGAGATGCAGGCACCCTGGGACGCCAGGGCGGAGGCAGCGAAGAGGGACAAAATGAGTATCTCGACAGCGATTGTGGCGGCTGCCGCCCCGGTGAACCCGCCTAAGGCGTGGTTCGCGAACCCCCAGTTCACCGCACCAACTCCGGTACGGGTAACCGAGGACGGTCGAGTGTTCGGGCACGCCGCCTCATGGAACTCATGTCACACCGGGTTCAGCGGGGAATGTGTGACCGCGCCACGATCCGCTTCCCAGTACGCCTACTTCATGACCGGTGAAGTACTGACTGCCGAGGGCGACTACCTGCCGGTAGGGACGATCACCATGGGTACCGGGCACGCCGATACCGCCTGGAACGCGGCGAAGGCACTGGCTCATTACGACAACACCGGGCTTCAGGTCGCCGTTGTGTGTGCCGGCGAGGACCAGTTCGGTATCTGGGTGGCCGGGTCGCTGGTGCCGGGGCTTCCGGAGGAGAAGGCAGCGGAGCTACGCCGTTCCCCCCTGTCCGGGGACTGGCGTCGGATCGGCGGTAGGATGGAACTCATCCGAGCCCTCGCTGTGAACTCGCCTGGCTTCCCGGTGGTCCGTACTGCCGGCAAGCGGGTTCAAGCTCTCGTAGCGGCTGGGATCGTGTCCCCGCTGGAGGTTGACGTGAACATCGAGCCGACCCCACTCACGGTCGCTGAGGACCGGGACCAGGTGGAGATTGATCCGGTACCGTCTGTCGACGTGGAGCAGCTTGCCAAGGAAATCCATGACAAGATCCGCTCCAGCACTGCCCGCGAGGAACGCATCTCTCTCCTGTTGGCCGTAGACCAGATGGAGCGCGGTGAGCGGCTCGACCGACTCGGGAAGCTGGAGGACTGATGCTCCGTTTCGTGTGCCCAGACTGCAAGAACCAGGACCATGAGAAGTGTCGCGGTGGCAGCTGGTGCGACTGCCTGCACCGCAAACCGAGGGAGGGGAACGATGGTTTGTAAATCTTGCGGCGGGGGGAAATCCGCGCAACAGCAGGGCCCGTTCACTGTCACCAGCAAGACCGGTGAGACGGTGGAAGTGCAAGACGAGTTCGCTGCCAGGGTGCAGGTCGCCAAATGGGGTGGCGGCTCCTACGCTAAGAAGTCCTAATGGTACATACCCCAGGTGTGACGAAGCTGGTACGGGACAACATCGAAAGTGTTGACTGGCCGGATTGGTACGGCGGCAATGAGAACAAGGTACACCTTGGTAAAGCCGCTGACCGCGAGGAGTACATAGAACTGCTCCGGTCCAAGCTCCTGGAGGAGACCACCGAGCTTCTTATCGCTGTGCGTGAGGAGATCCCTGAACGGATCACCGAGGAAGCCGCTGATGTCATTGAGGTAGTGAGGGCGCTCGCGACGGCGTACAACATTCCGTTGACGGCTGTGACGAATAAGCGGGTCCAGAAGCTTGCCGAACGTGGTGGCTTCTCCGCTGGCATCACCTACAACGGACCCTGAAACCATTTGTCCTGAGAGGAGGAGAGACATGATGTGGTTACTTTGGGGTGGCGAGTACATCCACCGGCTGATGCGGTGGCTGCATGGACGTTGATCGGACAGTCGCCGAAATGACCCCTCGGGTAGCTTGGTTGCTTTCACAACTCAACGACGAGGGTGTGAAATGGGATGTGGTCCTGCCTGACGGGGCGCATCTCTACTGGTGCACCGGGCACCGGCACGGGTACGGGGACCATTGCTGTTCGAACAAGAACATTCACGGCGAGGCAAAAGAGCCCGGCAGATGCAAGTGGTGTGAAAGTAAATGCCCTGGGAGGCAACAGTGCCAGACCTAAATGATCTTGAGAACCGATTCACCTACCATGCCCCGAAGCCAGGACAGGCTGACAGTTATCAAACGATCCGCCTGAAAGCTTTGCAGTTCGCGCTGCTGGTCGACCAACTTGCCCCCGAGTCACGGGAACTCAGCCTCGCCATCACGAAAATCGAAGAGGCCGTGTTCTGGGCGAACGCCGCAATCGCCCGTGACTCAGTCGGGCCTGCTTGACGATCACCGAAACTATGTTCTAATCATCGGTAACAGGTACGAACGTCGCTGGATTGGGAGCCGGACGTGACGGGCCGATTTTCGGCTACTCACGGAAGGACATCCCACGATGTTCGTGATCCCCACGGATCTCACCCTTTTCTCAGCGCAGGGCCTTGAAACCCTCCGCGCCACTGCCCGCGAGGAGTACACCACTCTCTTCGCCAGCGTCAGCGCTGACACCGTCACCGATGAGCAGCTTGACCGCCTTGAGGCGTTGAAGGCGTTCGACGCGGCAGCGAAGACGCAACTCGCCACCTTCGCTGCCGCCGCTGTCGTCGCCGACGATAAGGCTGACCGGCTCGCTGCCCTGTCCACCGATGGTGAGACTGAAGCTGGCGACGAACCGGAGGCTCCAGTACCAGCACCGGTACCGGCACCGGCTGTGGTCGAGGAACCGGGTACGACTCTTTCGATCTCCCAGATTTCTGCCAACACCGTCGTGAGCGGCGAGGTTGTTGACGCGGAAGAGGAGCGCCCGAACTACGGCGCTCTGATTGCCGCGTCGGATGTACCGAACTTCGCCACCGGACAGGAAATGACCCTCCGCGATGTCGCCGAGGCATTCCTGGTCAAGACCCGTGGCTACGGTGGCCTTGGCCCGAAGGCTGGCCAGGTGGTGCACGGCATCGCGTCGATTGCCAGGGATTATCCGGCCGAGTTCAGCGTCAACGGCACGGACGGCGACGAAGGTGTCTTCAACGCGGTGATTCAGGAGTCCCGGCTGCCGGGCGGCTCTCTGCTCAAGGCTGCCGAGCTTCGCCGTAAGGAGATCGAGGCGAACAGCCCGAACCGTGACTCCCTTGTTGCGGCGGCCGGCTGGTGTGCCCCTTCGGAGACGCTGTACGAAGTGTGTTTCCAGGGCACCACGGACGGTCTGGTCGACGTCCCCGAGGTCCAGGCACGTCGTGGCGGTATCCGCTACAACCAGGGCATCACGTTCGCCACGATCTACGGCGACGGTGCGGCGAACTTCTTCAACCTGACTGAGGCTGAGGTTGCTTCGGGTACTGAGAAGACGTGTATCGAGATCACCTGCCCGACGTTCACGGATGTTCGGCTGGGTGTCACCGGTATCTGCCTTACGGGCAACATCCTCACCGCACGGGCGTACCCGGAGGCGGTGGAGACGTTCACTCGGGCGGCCCTGGTGGCTCTCGCTCATAAGATCAACTTCGAGGTCATCGCGGATATGGTCGCCGGCTCAGACGCCGTCAACCTCACCGCTGCTGCCCCGTGGGTCGATGACGCCTCAGTGGTGTCGCAGGTGCTGTCCGCCGTCGACATGGCGGTCATGGACATCAAGTACCGGATGCGCCTCCAGCAGTCGGCGACCCTTGAGGTGGTCATGCCGTTCTGGATTCTCACCCAGATGCGCGCGGACTGGATTCGTCGCAACGGGGTCAACGACCTGACTCTGGCGAACTCGGCGATCATGTCCGCGTTCGCGGCCCGTGGTGCCCGCGTCCAGTTCGTTTACGACTGGCAGGACGCTTTCTCCGGTGTGGCCACCGGTCCGGGCGCCGCTGCCGAACCGACCGCGTTCCCGACGAGCCTCGTGTTCCTCGTGTACCCGGCCGGGACGTGGGTGAAGGCAGTCCAGAACGTCATCACCATCAACAGCCTCTACGACAGCACCAAGCTCGCCACGAACCAGTACACGCACCTCTTCACTGAGGATGGCTGGGCGATGGCGAAGATGTGCGGCATCTCCCGCGTCTACACCGTGGGTATCTGCCCGAGTGGTTCGACCGGTGCTCAGCGTGAGGTTGGTTGCGCCGCCTGACCCGCGTGATGGGGGGCCTCTTCGGGGGCTCCCCACACAGGTATCCAGCGACTATCCACAAAGGACTTTGAGATGGCAGCAGAGATTCGAACGATCGCGACCTCGGGCAACACCGTGGTCCGGGCGGCTCCGGGCAAGGTATACGGCTACCGGTTCCAGAACACGGCAGCGCAGACCGACAACGTTGTAACCATCTACGACAACACCACGGCAACCGGGGCGAAGATCCTGAACAGTCTCACGTTCGCCACGGCGGGTGCGGCCGGCTCTGACACCGGGCTCGTCACCTTTCCGCAACCGATCCAGTTCACGGTCGGCGTTTCGGTAGGTGTCGCTGGCACTTCGCCGAACATGGTCGGAATGCTGTTGGTGGACTGACATGGCGGCTGAGATCCGGACCACTGCGCTGACGGCGGGTGACACCGTCGTCCGGGCGGCACCGGCGACGTTGCACGGGTACTGGTTCAAGAACCTGTCCGGTACCGCTATGACCGTCACCATCTACGACAACACCACGGCAACCGGAACGAAGATTCTCACTTCGGTTCCGGTGGCAGCCACCACCGGTGACACCGGAATGGTCATGTTCCCACACCCGATCCGAATGACCGTGGGCCTTTCAGTCAACGTCGCGGGTGCCGGAACGTTGACCGTTTCATACGTTGTCGCCGACTGACCACATAGGACGAAGGGGATAGGCCATGGCGGTCATCGCCAACTCTCGGGTGCTTGTCGAGGCACCCAGCTTGACCGCGCCCCGCTATGGCCTGTTCGCGGCGGCCAATGGTCCATTTACCCTGCCGCTACATGCGAGCGGTGGCGGTATCGAGTACGAAACCGGGCTGTGCCTCCTGCCGTACGGGTACGCCATCAACTGTGCGGAACCGGGTACGAAGACCTTCGATGAGTCAATCGACCTGGTCACCGGCGACCCGTTCGCCGTGGTCCTCGCGAAGCAGTGCACCGCTGTCGGGATGACCCCGCAACGGTGGGCCCGGTTCCTGATGGAAGGACTGACTGCCGGGGAACAGGCTGCCGTTGAGGCGATCTTCTCCGATGAGACGTTCGACCAGGCTCCGGGTCTTGCCAACGCAGCCGGTGTAGTGACGCTGGCTGCGGCGGCGAACGTGGTGGCCGGTATCGGTGCCCTGGAGGAGTGGCTGGCTGACCTGTACGGACCGCCAGGGGTCATTCATATCCCAGCGGTAGCCGCCCATCAGGTCCAGTCCGGTGGCGGCCTGCGCTGGGACGGCAGCCGGTGGCGGACGGCACTGGGGAACATTGTCTCCTTCGGCAACTACAAGGGCCTGACTCCTGCCGGCGCGGCCCCGGCAGCCGGGCACACGACGTTCTACATCACCGGTCAGGTGCACATCTGGCGGGCCGGGAGCGTGTTCATGACGCCATACGAAGAGGCATTGAATCAGGCCACGAACCAGTTGTTCGGGTACGTCGAACGGGAGTACGTCGTGGCGTATGACTGCTTCGTGGCTGGCGTGGATGTGACGCTCTGATGGCGACAGTGAGCCCCGAACCGGGGAAGGTCCAGGAGATCGGCCAGCAGCTTCTGGCACTGGCCAAGGACCGGCGCCGGGATGTGGTCCTTGTACAGGAGGGTCCGGCCGGGGTTTCGTTCGAGGTTACCGACGAACTGTACGAGCGGTGGCTGGGATCACGTGGCCCTAGCCGTCCACTTGAGACAGTTGACGAAGAGGAAGTCACCGTACCGCCGAGACGTGGTCCCGGCCGTCCGCGCAAGTACCAGCCTTCACCCAACGGGAGCAACTGATGGCGAGTGTGTGTTTCACCCCGTTCAAGATTCCCAGGGTGCGCGTCACCAAGCTGGACTCCTGCGGGGTTGTCGTTGAGGGCGAATGTTCGTCGGTGGCTACTGACGGCATCATTACGGTTGAAATGACGCAGGAGCTTGAGGATCGCGAAGACTTCTTCCAGAAGAACGGCGATGGCGAGTTCTGTGTCGAGGAGACTGATTCACCGAAGCTGAAGTGGATCAACCTGACGATCACCTTCTGCAACGTCGACCCGGAACTGGTCAACATCATGACCGGCTCTCCGTTGGTCATGTCCGACGCTGATGAACCTGAGGCGATCGGCTACCGGACCCGTACCGGAACGATCTCCACGGTCAACTTCGGCTTCGAAGGCTGGAACCGGGTGACCGGTCAGGCTGCCTGTGACGGTGCCAGCGCCGCCTACCTGTACAACCTGTGGCCGTGGGTCGTTGAAGGTCGCATGGGTGACGTGACGTACCAGAACGGTACCGCCAACTTCCAGGTGGTCGCCCGGACGCGAGGTGGCTCCCAGTGGAGCAGCGGGCCATACTACGTGTACACGTCCGAAGCCGCCGCGACGCTCGGTGATCCGGAATTCCTGCCGGACGGTCCGGTCACCTCGACCGACCATCATCTGATGTTCAGGACGTTCATGGCGCCACCGGACTCGGCGTGCGGCTGCACGGCCATCCCACTGGTCCTGGCCGACCCTGCCATCGCCGCGCTGGAGGTCACGGTGACATTCCCGACCGGGACGTTGCCGCTGGACATCGACTGGGGGGACTCCTCCACCACGACGCACACCACCGGTCTAACGGCGGTTCACACCTACGCCGGTGCCGGGACGTACTTGATCACGCTGATCCCTCGTACCGAGTCCAGCCAGGGCTACCAGGTTTCGGTAACCGTCGCACCCTGATCGGAGTCGTAAGTGGCTCAGCTACTTGGACCGGACGCCGGCTCGCGTCTGGTGTACGTGCTCAGCGGCGGATACATCCGGTCCGCCGCTGGGCGCACGGTCACTATGTACACCGACGCTGCCGGTACGGTCCTCGCATTGATCAACACTTACGACGGGACTGGGGTGCCGGCAGGTCTGATCGCCGGCTCCACGGTGACAGTCGACTCGTCGTCGCAACTACCTTTGTTCTGGTTCCCGGACAGCGTCGACACCATCTATGCGAAGGTGAACCCCTCGGGTCCGGTGACGGCGATCAACGCCGACTACGATGCCCGTCTGGACGCTGCGACCGGGGGAGTTCCTTCGGTGACCGTGGTGACGGAAACGGCGTACGGGCAGGCTTCTGCGGTTGGGGTGGCGGCGGACTTCTCGCGCGGGGACCACACCCACGGCACCCCGGCGCTACCAACCGCAGCCGACGTGGGCTTGTCCAATGTGGACAACACCTCGGACGCGAACAAGCCAATCAGTACCGCCACCCAGACGGCACTGGACACCAAGAACACGAAGCTGGTAGTCCGCCAGTCCCGACTTACCGGTGGTGACATCGCCGTACCGAACACCGGTGGCGCCTTTGCCCTGGTCGCTGCGACCACCATCTCCATCCCGGCAGTCGTCGGTGACTACGTCGAACTCAACTTCGACATGATGCACAACCTGACCGGGAGTAACTATCAGGACTGGTGTGTCGTGGTGACTGGCGCCATTGCGCGAGCCGCATCAAGTAACACCGCCACGCCGGGTGCCGAAGGTCAGGTCGCCCTGTATCCGGGCGCCGCCTCGTTTTCCACTGCTGCCGGGCCATTCGGGTTCGTTGTGACTGGCGGCGATCTCGATGGCGGATCGGTCACCTTCCAGTTGGCGGTGAAAACGACCGGAGTGGGTACGATCTTCCGTAGTGCCACCTATCCGATGACGCTTACCGCGAGAAACTACGGCGCCGTCGACTTCGCATAACGAGGAGGGGTCATGCCTGTTCCGGCTCTGCCGGGTTTCTCCGCGTCCGGCCCCTGTGACTGGATCATCGATCCAGTCTGTGGCGCGGAGTATTGGGCGACCCTTTCGCCTGCGCTGCAAACCGCCGCGACGGACTATGCGGTGTGGACATTGTGGGCGTCGACCGGTCGCCGGTACGGGGTGTGTGAACAGCTTGTCCGGCCGTGCGTCGCCCAATGCTGCGGCCCTGACCTGTGGGGCTGGTCATGGTATGAGGGCGAGTGGTATCCGTACATCCACAACGGGGAATGGTTCAACTGCGGCTGCCTGGATCTGTGCACCTGTAGCGCCACCAACGAGATCCGACTGCCCGGCCCGGTCGCCGGGATCACCGAGATCCTCGTTGACGGGGTGGTCCTGGCGCCTGGAAACTACCGGGTCGACAACGGCAACATCCTGATCCGGCTGGACGGGGAACCGTGGCCGGCGCAGGACCTGGACGTGGACTCGGGGGTTGGCTACTTCCTGGTCACCTATGACCGGGGAATTGTCGTGCCGGCTCCACTGTCGGTGGCTGCTGGTACTTTGGCCATCGAGTTCGCGAAAGCCTGCCAGGGCCAGGATTGCCGGCTGCCGGGGAGAGCTACGAACATCTCCCGGTCGGGTGTGCAGATAACCCTCCAGAACGTGGATCAGCTTCTGGAGAACGGTTTCACCGGCATCGATGAGGTGGACACCATCATCCGAGCCCTGAACCCTCACCGGCTCACCCATCGGATGCGGGTGTACACCCCGGATCTGGAAACACCGAGGACGCGCACCCTGTGACCGCAGTGATGATCCGTGGCCGGCTCGTCGTGTCCTCGCCGTTCTGCTCAGGTGACCGCGAGGACAAGAGCTTCCGGGCCCATCCGTGGCTACCCAAGGATGCCAGGTACCGGGAGTTCTACTGCCCGGTGTGCAAGGCGATCGGTGGTATGTGATGGCCGATACGTTCTTCCTGCCACATGCGCAACGACTCCTCGACTGCCTGTGCGTGGCCATCGATGAAACACACCCGGACGAATCAAAGCCGACCTACTGCTGCATGCGGGTCGGGGAGTCCGTCGCGCAGGACGCTGGAGCCGCGCTGGACCTGTGTTGCGCAGGGCTCGCCTACGTTCGCACCGCGCTGATCTATCCCACTGGGGCCAATGACACGTTCCCTAACCCGGAGACCGATCTGGCGCTGTCCGGCTGCGGCATCCATGCGTGGGGTATGGCGATGGAAATGGGCATCATGCGGTGTGTGCCGACCGGCACGTCGCAACTTCCGCCGTCATGCGAGGAATGGAATGCCCATGCTGCTGTCGACGGCATGGACAAGGTGTCCCTCATCAAGGCGTTGTGTTGTTTCACAGAGTTCTACGACCCCGGTGACCTGTCGGTGGGCCAGTTGGCACCTTTTGGCCCCGAGGGTGGGTGTGGTGGCAACATCTTGGGTATCACTGTCATGGTGACAAATACACTGTGCTGCCCCTAAGGAGATCGCAATGGCAAAGACCGTGACGGTACGAGCGAACCGCTCGTTCAGCACCATCAACCAAGGCGACGTGTTCACTGTTGATGAGACGGACGCCCGGATGCAGGCGTTCCTGAGGTCGGGCTACCTGACCGAGGTGCAGGGCGACGAGGCGAAGGGCGCCCGGAAGATCGACGCCATGCCGGTCGATGAGCCCGAGATCGTGTGGGACGGCAAGCCGAGCAACCGTCGTGGCACCACTGTCGCTGAAGCCGCCCCGAAGGCGACGAAGGAAACCGTCGTCGCGGAGAAAGCTTCGTAATTGGCCCGAGTGGAACTGGACCTGAAAGAGGTCCGGAACGCGGCGATGGGCCCGGCGATCCGGTTGGTGAGCCGGGCTTCTCGTCGTGTCGAGAACGACGCGAAACGTACCGTCCGCGTGGACACGGGCAGGCTACGCTCGTCGCTGAACACGAAGATGACGATCCGGGTATGGGTGGTGAAGGCCCGAATCGGTACCAGGGTCAAGTACGGACTGGTCGAACATGACGGGGCGAGCAAGCACCTGATCCGCGCGGTCAGGGGCCAGTACATGAAGTTCTATTGGAAGAAAGCTGGCCGGGTGGTGTGGTTCCGGACCGTCCGGCACCCAGGGACCAAGGGGTCGTTCTATCTGACCACCCCCATGATCAAGCACCTGCCGGGACTCGGGTTCCGTGTCAAACGCATCAGAACAGCGGTCGCCCGGTCCTGGCCCGATTAGCATGACCCCATGCCAAGAAAAGCCACCCCCGTAGCTGTTGCCGCCGACGAACCGGATTTCGGTGTCGCCACCATCCTTGACCGTCAGATCAAGGTGCACCGGCTCCAGCCTGACCAACTCCTCGTTGCCGACATGATGGCCCGACGACTGCAACGCCTATCGTCGGCGGCCGGGCCGGACGGGCGGGTCCTCCCGGAGAACTGGGACAAGTTCCTCAAGGGCACCCGGACACTGCTCGACTGGATCGGTAGCCAGTTCGTCGTGACTGATGACCTCGAATGGTTCGAGGAGATGATCCTCACTCGGCAACTGGACCTCAGCGCCATCGGGCCATTGATGACCGCGATGGGTAGCGAGCAGAAACCGGCGACAAAGTCGACCAATAGTCGGGCTCGTCGTGCGAAGTGACCAATAAGGACCCGATCGCCTCTCTAGCCCCGTTCGCCATCACCATCACCTTGGCAGGCCGGGACCACACCGTTCCGCCCCACACCGCGTTGGACTGGCTGAAGGTACTTCTCCAGCCGATACCGGACCTGCTGGACGTGATCCCAGGCTTCCTGGCCGTCGAGGACCAGGTGGTCATCGAGGAGATGATCGCTGAAGGTGAGTTGACCTATGCGGAAGTCATGGAAGCCGCCCACGACGTGCTCGCTGTGTCCACCGGCCGGGACTGGTGGTTCGTGATCAAGCTCGCCACATTCGTCAGGGTGGCATGGGACAACGTCGGTGGACTGGTCGCCCGGAATCGGCTCGATGCCGCGCAGATGAGCATCGGCGCCTGGATCGATGCCGTGTTCCACATCTGCTGCGAAATCATTGCCTCCAGCGGAAAAGAGGCGAAGCAGCATCTTGTGCGGTTCACGTCCGAGCTTGAAGCCCCTCCCCCTGGGGAGGAAGTAGAGTTTGATGAGGCAGCGGAAGCGGAGGCATTTGAACGTGCGGTTCGCATGACGCAACACTGATCAAAAGGCCCGCGCACCCCATACCATGTGGGGCATGGCTCTGGGACGCGCCTTCATCGAGGTCCACGCGGACACTCGGCCATTTGCGCGTGAACTGGGGCCCCAGGTCCGAGGAATTGTCGAAGACATCGAAAAGTCCATCGACACCAACACCTCTCGGGGTGTCGGCGACCGGGTTGCCGAGAGCATCTCGGACGGGATCGAACGTAACGGCGACAATATTTCGGCGAGTATTTCCAGATCAGTGTCACGGTCCCGGAATCGGGTAAGGATCGACGCTGATGTCGACGTTGACCGGAACCGTCTCACTCGCACATTGTCCAGGGTTGGTCAGGCGGTTCAAGAAGGTGCGACGAGAGGTTTCAATGCCCTCGGTGATTCGGTAGTCAGCGCCGCTGATGGCCTGCAAAGACTTGTCGGTGGCCTGCTGAACGTGTCGTCGGTGAGCTTGCCGGTCGCGGTGGCGATTGTCGGTATCGCCGCACTCCTCGCGCCGCTGCTGCTGTCGGCGACGGTGGCGTTGACGGGCGCGCTGGCAAACCTGATCGGGTTGGTGCCGATCCTGGTCGCGGGACTGGGCATCACGCTGGCCGCGATTCTTCCGGTGGTTGCCGCTTTCCAAGGGTTCGGTGCCGCACTTGGCGCCGTACTGGAGAAAGATCCGGAGAAGCTTGCCGAGGCACTGAAGAACCTGACCCCAGCGGCCCGTGGGGTGGTACAGGAACTGCGCGGGGTGCTGCCGTTCTTCAGTGAGCTTCGGAAGGTGTCCCAGGAGGCATTCTTCAAGCCGCTTGCCGGCGTGCTAACCAGCGTAGTAGCTGCGGTACAGGGTCCGATGCTGAATGGCTTCCGGGCTGTCGCCGACGCCGCTGGCCGGTTCATGGCGGCGATCATCTCGATCGGGAACACGCCCGGTTTCATCAAGTTCATGAATACGATGTTCGAGGGCGCTCGAATGACGTTTCAGATTCTTGAAGGCCCGATGGTCACCTTCCTGAACGCATTGATGAACATGATGGTCGCCGCGACGCCGTTCTTCCTCGCGCTGATCAACGGTCTTGGGAACTTCCTGACCCGGTTCTCGAACTGGATCAATGAGTCCATTGCGGACGGTTCATTTGAGGAGTTCCTCAACAAGGCACTCGCGACCCTGGGAGACATCTGGAGTCTTATCGGCGCCGTCATCGAACTGTTCGCGGTGATGTTTGCCGACACAGAGAAAGGTGGCCGTACATTCCTGCAACTGCTCACCGAAGCCATCAGGAACCTCACCGCATTTTTCGAGTCTCCGGAAGGCCAACGAGCTTTGCAGGCGATGATCGATCTGGCTGTCGTGTTCGGGATCATGCTCATAGGTGCCGCAAATGCAGCCGCATTCCTGCTGGCGCAACTGGAGCGCGTCGCCGACGTCATCAAGTGGATCTTGCGGAACATCGGTGGCGTTGACATTGACAGGGTACGCGGTGGTGTCTCCAGGCCCAGAGGGATCGTTGGCGCCCCGTTCGCCGAGGGTGGCGTCATCGACCGACCCACCTTCGCGCTGATGGGTGAAGGATTCCGGCCCGAAGCGGTCATCCCACTCACCAACCCGCAACGTGCCCAGGAGATCGCTGACGCCACCGGTCTGACCGCCATGCTCACCGGTGGTGGAGATACGTTCATCTTCTACCTTGGCGAGGAACAAATCTACGCGAGGATGGTGCGGGTGGCACACAGCGCACTGGACAATGCGGGCCGACAGTTGGCCGCTGGGACCAGGATGACCTGATGGCCTCAATCACCGCAACAGTCGACGCCGTCAGCGCGATGGTGTACATCGAAGTCGACTTCTCCAGCGACCCTGCGGTCACTTCGGTCCGGATCGTCCGGGTGGAAAGCCTGTCCGGTGACGAGACTGTCGTACGGGTCCATTCCTGGGTTGACGACAATGATGCTGACTGCATCGTTCTGGTGGACAGTTCCACAGCCCTGTACGACACCGAAGCACCGTTGGACATTCCGGTGTACTACCGGGTTGAAGATTGCGCTGGAGCAGCGGCCTCGGCTGACTCGGCCGAAGTGGTGGTTCCGTCCAGTGGCTGGCTGTGGCTAAAGGACCCAGTTCGCCCGTACGCCAATGTGCTCATCACACTGAAGGGCGACCCGAACCCCTGCGTACCGGTCACCGGGGTCTACTTCCAGTCGATGGGCGAGGAGGTATACCCGGCAGGGGGCGTTCTCCAGCGGCCGGTGAACCGGCGTAACGGGATTGCGGTGGTCCGGGTCCGGCATGGCTACTCGTCCACGCTGAACCTGGCAACCCGCACTTTCGTTGACCGCGACGCGGTACGGGACCTACTGGCCACCGGGGACGTACTGTTCCTCCAGGCACCGGCCCAGTACGGCATCGAAGAGGTGTATGTCCATGTACCCGGTGCGCCGGGATGGCAGCGCCTCTCCTCCGATCACCGGAAGCAATGGCGCACAGTGGGTATTGCTTTCGATGAGGTGGACCGTCCAGCCGGGCTGAGCTTCGGCGTTCTGGGTGTCCGCTGGATGGACCTGTGCGACACGTACGGTACGTTCGCCAGCGCGGAGGCGGCAGGGACCACCTGGCGCGACATAATGGACGGACCCTGACATGCAGACCGGTGGCCTGAACCCGACGTACCGGGCCCTGCTGGCCCGTAACCCGTCGCCGATCGTCAGAGTTGAGGTGTGGCGGGAAGGTGCCCGGATCGACCCGTTCGGTGACAACGGGTTGATGATCCTGGACGGGTCGGTCAGCGCCAGCTTGAACTCCAGGGTCACCCGGCAACTCACCCTGTCCGTACCCCGATTCCTCACCCCTGCCGACAATGACGGTCTGTTGACCCCGTTCGGGAATCAGATCATTGTTCGTGCCGGGGTGTACGGCTACGGCGGACTGAACCATCTGTGGACAGTGTTCCGGGGGCGGATCGCCGATGTTCATGTGGGTTCAGATCAGGTCCGGGTTCTCGCGGATGACCTGGCAGCCGAGCTTGTGAACAGTTTTCTGGAGATTCCCCGGAACTCGAATACCGGTCAACTGGTCCTCACCGAATGGCAGGATCTTGTCCGGGAGGCGTATCCGGCAGCCGATTTCGGGGTGTCGGACGATCTACCCGAGCGGATGCCGAAGATGACGTGGTCGGATTCACGGGCGGCTGCTGCTGATTCAATCGCGCAGGCCGCCGGTGCGTTCTGGTACACGCTGGGGGATGGTTCGTTTGTGTTGCGGCGGATTCCCTGGACGGTGACGCAGGTACCCCTGCTCACTTGGGAGTCCAGTGTGGATGGTGTGTTGTTTGATGGTTCGTACACGTTGTCGCGGGAGCAGGTCTTCAACAAGATCACTGTGGTGGGTGAGGCAGCCGATGGCAGTACACCAGTGTCGGCGACCGTGTTCGACAACGAGCCGACTTCTCCCACCTACCTGTACGGTCCCTTCGGTGAGAAGGGGCGTCGGGTGGTCAGTAACGCCACCACCAACAGTGGCGCCGCTTTCCAGCTTGCCGAACGTTACCTGCGACGAGGCAGGGCGTTGACCCGGACCTGGCAGGCGTCGATCGTAGCCGATGCGGCGCTGGAGCTTGGCGACTGCGTGCAGATCGACCATCTTGATCAGACGGATATTCAGGTCGTTGAATCATTCAACATGCCATTGTCGGGCAACAATGTGATGGAGGTGTCCCTCCGGGCGCTGACCCCAGGTACCGCGCTGGAGGAGGAATAGACATGAGACTTGTCACTGACATCGAACAACGTCTCGGCGATCCGTTGTCCAAGCGGATCGCGACGGTGAACGCTGTGTCCGGGACGACGGTGACGCTGAACCTTGGTGGCGGCTTAGTGGTCGCTGACTCTTATCTTGCCTCATACAGTCCAGTGGTCGGGCACGTCGTGCTGGTATTGTTCGATGACACGTCGATCATTGTGCTCGGACGACTGATTGGTCCATGAGAAATGGTGGCATTCACGGCTTCGCAACAGCTTCCGTATGCTGAGGACACCGACCTGGTGTGCGACTCCCCGGAGATCCTTCAGCAACTCGCCGAGACGGTAGAGGCACGTCTCGGCAGCCTTGAGGATGTATACGACACGTTGGCGTTGCGACCTACGGCGAAGATGTACACCTCCCCGCAGACGACGTACGTTCCGTTTTCATTCGTCAGTTTCGACCATGTTGATTTCGACACGGCGAACCTGGTCGACCTGAACCGCGACAGTCTGGCGATCGTCGCGAACACCACCCCAGATCCGGGCACGATGGATGTGTGGCTGCACGGGACTTACTACTCGGTGAATGGCGCGGGGCTGAACACTGACCTTGCTGGTGCGACGGTGTACACCACCCTGTCCGGCAGTCAGGCGGCAGGACACCAGCGGGACAATGCGTCGTTCAACAAGGGGCACGTGGTGGATGTTTTCGCCTCATCGATCGCGGCGACGATGGTGATGGCGTTGACGCCATCACAGGCAACGCCGGTGGCTACTCTGAATCTCGACATCTGCGAGCAGTACGCACTTCGGATCGGGAGCACCGCATGAAAGGGACCGACAGGTACAGCTTCCCGTTTCCCGAGCCTGAGGATTTCGGGGACGGCGCGACGCAGATCGCCGCACTCGCTGCCAAGATCAACGATGAGTTGCAGGAACGCATCAACTCCTACAACGCACTACTGGAACCAGAGACGTACATCCGGGCAAGATCGTCGTCGATCAATTTCTTGAACTCCACACAGTACGGATCGATCACCTGGAACCAGGACGTCTACAGTTCCGGCACAATCAACCCGGTCACAACCAACGTTCTGAAAATTTCGACACCAGGCATCTACCATGCCGGGATGTTTGTATGGGTGTCCTCTGTTGGCGCGACGAACCTGAACACGTCGAGAGAGTTCATGCTGCAATTCACCGACCGGCGTGGCCCGTCCCTTGCGGACGCGGTGGATCTGCAATGGGAACAGACGACCCTGGAAGCGGCGACAGGTTGCGCAGTGACCCAGTACGCAATCTTCCCGGTGTACACCCCAGATTACGCGGGGTCGGGGCTGACTGGCTACTTCCGGCACGCCAATACATCTTCACAAATGGCGGTTATATCGCCATCATGTATGTGGATTTCCCGACTCGGCGACTTGGCGGTATGACATGCCCGGAACAACCAGCCTCGGGCTGCGGTACCCGTTCCCGTCAGAGACGGTGACCGCCCAGTCGTATCAGGACCTCGCCGAGGACATCGACAGTGTCCTCGACACATTGGACGCGTTGCGCACCCAGGCTCGGGTACCGGAGATGGCGATCGTGCAATGGCCCGGAGGTGGCACGTCGGTAACTCAAGGGGTCACCACCACTCTGACGTACGGCACCGAGGTAGTTGACACGGCAGGTCTGGCGAACCTGGGCGTGAACAACGACCGGTTGACGTTGTCGGCCGGGATATGGCTGATAAACGGGTGGGCAAGCATCTCGGGTGGCACCACCACCTCGGGCACCCAGCTTCAGTTTCACCTGAATGCGGCATTACATTCGTTCCACCGGATCGACAACTCCAGCTTCCCGAGCAAGGAGACCAATGGCCAGGCGTTGATACATGTCGCGGCGGCCGGGTCTATCCTGCAAATGAACGCGGCCTGGTTCGGCACTGGCGGACCACAGACCTGGTTTGCCAGTCTTCACGCCTGGAAAGTCAGGGAGTTGTAGTACATCGGAGGTGGATGGGGTGCCACAGGAGTTCGAGGCGATCCCGTACAACGGACCAGCCGCTGCCCGTTACGGGAACTACTCGAAGCGGTACATGGTGATCCACTGCACCTCGAACGACGCCTCCCCGTACAACGAAACCCAGTACGCGAAGCGGCGCACAGACGGGGTCGGGCTGCATTTCTGCTCAGGTCCGCACACCGTGCTGCAAGGACTTGAATCGTGGTACGGGACGGGTCACGTAGGTTCGACGCAGGGCAACCGGTACGGCATCTCATGGGAGTTCGTCGGATTCACGTCGTGGCCTGCAAGTTATTGGAAGTCATGCATCGACCGGGCAGCCGCGTCGATGAGACTGCCAATGGACAAGCATCACATCCCGTACCGGTGGCTATCCGACTCGGAACTTCGCGGCGGCAACGCTCGGGGACTGGTCACCCATGAGCAGTGTTGCCGGGTTCTGGGTAGCTGCAATCACACTGACCCCGGCCCCAATTTCCCGAAACAATATTTGGTCGACGCACTGAATGGAGCAGCCGTGACCCAACCTATCTATGACCCGTTCCAGGACCCGACGTTCCGGACCCAGGCTCAGCGGGTCGACGCGCTACGTGGCATGGACCCCGAGTATCCGGTCAACTATGAGGCCACGACCTGGGACCCGGAAGACCCGACGAACATCCTTGAAGAGAACAAGCTCGCTGAAGCGATCGTGGAACTCCTCAACAAGCCGGGCGCCGATGTCGACGAGGAAGCGCTAGCTGCCGCACTCGCCGGTAATGCCGCGTTCGTGGATGCATTGGCTACCGCCGTGGCGGCGAAGCTGGGCCCATTCCCGACGATCAGTGAGATCGAAGAGGCCGCATTCCGGGCAGTGCAGCGCGGAGAAGATGAGTAGTTTCTGAACAACACAATTTACAATTGGTGAGATTCCTGATCTAGGGAGGTGTGTTGATGGATACCTGGGTCAGGAATCTCGTCATGTTAGGGGTCCTCGCTGTTTGGGGTGCGTTCATGCTGGTCAGCATGTTCGTGTTGGAGCAGGTACCCTCACCCTTTGTGTGGACAGTGCCAGGCGCTACGTATACCGTGCTGGTAGGTCGGGTACCCATCTCCTGGCAGCGCAACTTGCCACCAAGTGAATCAGGCGACCGGCAACCCGAGAGGCGACAAGAATCATGACTCAGTCGTACGTTATCTGGGCACTTTTCTTCCTTTTTGTTGGAGGGTTGGCGGGCTTGGTCCTGAAGGCAATGTTCCTGCGTCGCAGGGGTCAGTGAGAGCTTCAGCGACCCCTACGGTGGGTACATACTGAGCTATGACGCTTTCGTACTTCTTCGTGATCGTGGCGTTCATCCTGGCCGCGCTCGCCATCCACCCGCCGCTGAGTAGCCGGTTTCAGCTTCTCGCAGCGGCGTTTGCCAGCTACATGCTGTCCATCCTCATTGGAGCCTGGCCTGGATGACGGAGTGCCGTACCCGCTACTACTGGGCTGCGGAGTGGGAGGACCCGCTGCTGGCTCGGGAGTTGATCCCTGTGCTGGAGCCGGTGGTGGAGTCCTGGCTGCAACGCAAGCGGATCTTCGCTGACCCGCTGCTGGTCGCTGATCCTTTCGGTCGGATCGTTCTGTCGATCACGGTGAAGACGAAGGACAGGTGGACGAACCACAACCGGGCCATGTACTTCGCCGCCGCTATCGCCGCTGCCGCCAAGGTGCGACTGAAGCAGCTTGGGGAGCCCCTGTTCCTGCCGCTGCCGCCACATACCAACCGGGGACAGGGCAGGAGGGGGCCAACGGGTCTGCGGCGCCCCTGCAAGGTTGAGGGCTGCACCAAACATGCCAAGATCCAGCGGATGTGCCAGCCTCACTACCAGAAGTGGCGATACTGGGGTGATCCCCTCGGGGGCCCATGGTTGAGAGAGGCAGGCCAGGATGGCACGGCAGGAGATCACGGTGCACCGGTTGAGTCGGTACGTGCTGCTCACGGCGCCGACCCCGACCACGGGTAACGCTGTCAACGGTCACGTCCTCACCAATGACGGGGCCACGTTCTTTGAGTTCCGGAACAACGGGGCAACGCAGCGGACGATCGACATCCTCGTACCCCAGGACTTCGATGGGGACCTGGCGATCACTGCCCGGACGTACACGTTGCCGGCCTCCGCGACTGACACGAAGACCGGCACGTTCCCAGTACACCTGTATGGTCCCCAGTTGCTGGTGGATGTGAGCCACTCAGACGTTCGAATCTTGGCTTACTCGGTCTTGTAGTCAACTACGACCGGATAGCCAGCTTTCTTTAGGCGTCGGTAAATATATTCGACACCTTTTGGTGAAACAAAGGTTACTGCATCCATTTTCCATGGCTGCGCTTCTCGGCGAATCATTCGCAGATCAAATAGATCCGGATGGTTATGTTCTTGTCGAGGGCGCGGACCCTCTCCTGTTACTGCCTTACAAAAGATGCCAAGATCACGGAGCGCCCTGATCAGGGTGGTACGACCTTTGCCTTGTAGGCCAATCATCTGAGCGACTTCACCAAGGCTGTACCACTGCCCAAGGGAGTGCATCAGGGCGTCGTAGATAACTTCCTTAGGTGCAGCAATTGCTAGACGAGACTCGGCCAGCAACTTCTCTTGTTCCGCCTTTTCGGCTCGGTCCTCTGCCTCAAGCGCGAGGACAAGGATCTCCTTGCGACTCAATTCACGAACTAGACCTATCTCAGCTTCGCGAGTTTTGATTGCGAAGTACATTTGGGCAGCGGCAATCTCAGACTTGCGCGGATCGCCATTCATCGCAACGAGGTAGCAACCGTATCGGCTAAGTTCGAAGTCCTGACGGTCCTGAAAACCGGGGTTACTGGCGCCGGTAAGCTGAGTGACCTGCGTAAACGTGCCAGGCGTATCGGTGTCGGTCGCTCTAGCCGAAGCCATGGCGCGCTCAATAGGCTCGACAAAGGTCTGCCACCGGCTATAGCCGAGCAGCGGCATCAACTCCCGAGCCGACCAATACTCAGAGTCATCTGTTCTTGTGCGACGGATCGCATCGAACGGTGAGGACCCGTCGTTAAGCACGGGTGTAGGATTCGACACGGCAAAGCCTCCAGCCAGGTTTAGCCCGAGCCCCCGGCCGCTGCTAACGGTGCGGGGGCATTACTCGGGCAGCGTACACCTTGCTGTGGAGTCAGTACCGCCCTCAGGGGTTCCTGGGCAGGGTGTGCGCCAGTCTTCCGGGGTCACATGGAGCTTGGTTTCCCCGCACCTGGCGCACATCCACAGCGTTTGTACGGTCTCCCCGAACTTGGTGAGGTCCCACCAGTTGCGGAGGTGGTACAGGTGCGTCATTGCTGAGTGCGCTTCAAGCTCCGGTCGACAGGGATGATGACTCCAGCTTCCTGAAGCGTCTTGACGAGCTTCTCCTGGTAGGCAACCAGGTCGGTGTAGCGCTGGTTCACCAGTTCATGGGTCTCATTGACCGTTTTCCGGACACCGCTGGTGCGGATGGCGATGATGACCCCACCGACCGCTGTAATGCAGGTGGCGACGGCGGTGGCGAGGGCGGCGATCTCAGCGGCGTTCATCTTGTCACCCGTCAGCTTCATGGTACCCGTCAATCAACTCGTCCAGGCGGTCCCGATACTCGACCGGATCGTTCGGCATCTCCTCGATCGTACCGCTCTCTACGCCCCAGTTCAGGGCTGCGACAGCGTCCCTGCATGTTCACGGAACCACGCCCTTGCACCAGGTGGCAATCTCCGGGGTGTCCGGGGTCAACAGCTTGAACTGCTTGGTCTGATTGTCGCTGTCGGCGTCGGGCCCATCGTAGAAGTAGCAGGAGACAGTTTTCACTGGGTTGGCGAGGTTGACGTTCGCGGACAATTTCTCCCCTTGCCGGGCGCAGAATTCATGCTTGTAGTAGCGGCGGCTGAGGGCGTAGTCGGGTACGGAGATGGCCCGGCCGATGAGTTGCCCACCGGAGCCAAGGTCGGCGCTGAGGAGAGCGGTCATTCGGTTGATGCCAACTGCTCGTTGCTCACGGGTCAGGTAGACCTCGATATCCAGGGACATTCGGCGACAGTTGTCTTCAACATCAATACCGGGTTTACGGGGCCCGAACGGGATTTCCCGGTCAGACTCCGGGCTGTCGACGTAGGGGTAGATGCCGTAGGCGAGGAGTCCGGCGACTGCGAGAACCGTGCCCACCTTGATCTTTGTTACGACTGACATTTTGCTCCTTTCTTCCAGGTTCACAAATATGGATCAGGATGTATATATAGAGGAGTGAGCCGAACACCGCTGCCCGGAACTCATCTCCGGTGACCCTCGACTGGATCTGGACAATCGTCAGGATCAGACCGGCAGTGCTCAGCAACGAAACGATCAGCTTTATCCTGAGCCACCTGTATCCAGTGCTGACGCGATGCCTCCGTGTCCTGGATAAACGCTTCATGCTCCGCTTCAGTCACCAGGCATCAAGTCGATGTCGGTAAGAGATAGAAGCCGGTTGCACCATTGTGGCTCCCAGTTGCCGAGCGGAAACGGGCCAGTGATCTTGGCCTGCCCACCGGGATTGATGCCGAGGTCACGAGACACGAGTACGGCACCTGCATAGGAGGCTGCCTCAACGATGCACGCCCCGAGAAAACTCGGGCCGCCCGGCCTCTGCTCACTGGGCGGAGGGGACAGAGATGGGTCGACAAACGACATCCACCACAGGAACTTCTCAGTCGCGGTGGACTCCAGTAGGCGGGCTTCGGCGAACCGTTGCGCCCGGACCTCGTCGGGAGTTGCCATGTCACACCTTGAACTGGACATCACGACGACGCCGGGCCACAAGGAACAGGACCACACCGACAACGAGAACCGCCGCGCCGGACGCAAGGAGCCAGGTGGTCTTGGAGCCGGTTATCGGTAGGACTGGTGTCGGGGTTGTCGATTGGGTTGGTGAGGGCACGGTGGGGGAGACGGGGGTAGTCGATGGGGCCGAGGTGGAAGGGGTAGTCGGAAGCGTACTGGGTGGTGAGGATGGAGGAATGGTGGGAGGGGTAGTCGGAGGGGTAGTCGGAGGCGTCGAGGAAGGAGTACTGGGGGCCGACGACGATGGCGGTGTGTCTCCGTCGTAGTCGCCACCAGCGATGCCCGGAGATCCGAGCGACATGCCGACCATGACGGTACCGAGGAAGATGCCACCGAGGCCGGCGACCTTGAGTCTGTTGAGCACGTTCACTTCCCTTTCATATTGGAAACTGACAAACGCCTATCGGAGGATACAGTCGACACTTACCTTTCGGTGACCCTGTACCTTTTGATGTTCGATAACGGCCAGGAGCCTTCATGGACAAGTGGGGCCATGCTCCCATCCTGCGAGTAAAGGTGCAGGGCGCCGTCTTCGATGAAGCCAGGTCCACGGGTGCTGCCCATGTAGGTGAAATCGATCGTCTCGGTACTTCCGTCATGAAAATCGATACGCAGTGTAAGGAGCTTGGCGTAGCTCATGCGTGGTCCTTGACGTAGGACCAGTCGATCATTCCGTACGCCCACATGACACCGAGGACTTCGCGAGCGATCCTGGCCCTGCCTTCCATGACAACGGCGTCACCGATGATCAGAGACATCCAATAGAAGTCGCCCGATGCATAGGTATGGAAGGACACCTCGTCGCCGTCAGGCTTGTTGAACAACCGGGGGACAGGCTCGCTGAACCCGTTGGCAATCAGGACCGGCCGTACCAAGTCAACTACGTCGATCACTATCGTCTCCTTCTCATCGAATGCCTGATACCACAACGGGGACACACTCCATGTGTCCACACTGGACAGAACTGCCGCCCGTGCCAACCGAACCGGCACAGGATGTTCCTCATCCGTTCCCCTTCATGGCCTAGCCTGCGATGCTGTTTTCAGTACCCGAGGAGACTCCCCGGTTGGCGATGGACCCGGCACCCGCCACTGAGGCTCCGGGTCCGTCAGCAGATTCGCTACGGCGACGATTATGCCAATAGCGATCAGCGTCACGGCGATCAGCATTGCCCATCTACGGAGCACAATTGCTCCCCTGAATCGCGCTGCCGACACCGATACCGATGATCAGGAATACCACAGCGACCCACATGACCCGAGCAATCACTCTTCCTGCTCCTTCCCGGTTGATTCCTCGGCTTCCCGGTCTTGGGTGGCCGCCGACGCCCGGAGCAGGTTGGTAATCGCGAGCAGCCTAGATGCGGTCTCCTCCAGGAGTTCCGCCGCTGCCCTGAGTCCTTCCTGGTTCACGATCAGTCACCGTCCTCGTCGCCGCTGTTCCAGTCCTCGATCGGATCGAACCCGGCCATCAGCGCCATCGCCATTGTCGGGCAGTAGTGGCCGCTGCTGGTCTTGTGGTAGTCCCAGGCACCATCAAACTTGTACCGTTCGAAGGCACCTTCACATTCATTCGAGCAGGAGAACCTGACCCGTCGAGGGAACACCTCGATCTCGGTAATCTCATGGTTGTCGACGATGTCGTTAAACAACACCATCAGAAGCTCGGTCGGCCGGATATCAAGCCGCCGATCCCACAACCACTGCTTCAGGTACTTGTTCGGGTCCGGGGTCCGCTGCACCTGGGGTGCGGGTAGCCGCAGCGGTGCGCCATGCTGCGGAAGCACCACAGCCGGGCCGGTGAACACTTCAGCAGGTAGCCCGGTACGGGGCAGGCACACGCACTGGTTGCAGCAGGCGTGCCCAAGAAGAACACGGATGATCTCGGTGACGATCGTGATGGCCTTGACGATCCGGATGGCATCTTCCACGCACGGGTGTAGGACGTTGTGTGGACACATCCGGTACATGAGACCGTTGTCCTCGTTGTAGTAGCGTGGCCAGTCATCCCATGGACCCTTGGTCGGGTTGTGGATGGCACACGGGTTGGATGCGCACTTGTCCAGGCTGTGATGATCGATGGTCTGCCCAGATTCAAGCGTCGTGGTTTCCATGTCCCCCCTTTCTTCGTCTCGTTTCTTATCAAGTAGTTGATGTAGCTGGTCCGCTATCTGGGCTCGCCGGATCGCGATGTCCGCCTTCATGGCACCTTCGTGAAGTTCCTTTATGGCTGTCACCCAGTCCGTTTCTGAACCCCATTTCAATGGCTTAACCTTGAAACGTTCGCCTCCTACGTTCATATGATCTCCGGGTGGTAGGGGCACACGTCGGACATGTGCTCACCGATGCGCACGTGCCGCCATCCATCCCGCTTGGCCATGTTCAGGAGCCGGACGTACTCGGCCTGGTCAACGAACTGCGCGTTGAAGATCCGGGCGCATTCAGGCATTTCACAAGTGATCTGAAGTGTTTTCACCTTCATCGATTTCGCCTTTCAGATACGTCCCGTACCCCGCCAAATTCAGCAGGTCCAGACGCGGGCCAAGCCGCATGAAGCTGTAGAACCTGTCCGGGTCCTCCTCCGCACGAACCCGGAAGGTGACCATGTTGTACATGTTCCCCACCTTGTTCTGCTCGTCCTCCAGTACCGCCAACTGATGCAGCGGGTCCAGCTTGTGGCCCGGACGGAGGACGTGCTGCGTCGCGGCGATCGTGTCGGTGTCGTACAGGAGCTTGTAGGCCAGGCCGGCGCGCATCACGGTCAGGAACCGGCCGGCGTTACGTTGCCCGTACCCCTTTGTCTTGATGACGAGGAGCCCGTAGTCGGCCTGCTTGCGGTACTGCTGGACGTCGGTCTCCCGCATCCACGGGCCGATGTGGAGTGCCCTGGTAGCAGCTTTCACCTCCACCATGAGCTTCGGGTGAAGTTCGATGTCGCCGATGTCGTACTTTCCGGCAGGGGGGAGCCGCCGAGCGGTGGGCCAGTACGTCTCTCGCGCGTAGTCTGTGACCCACCCCTCGGCGTTGGTGCCAGCAATCTTGGGCTTGTTCACCACGAGCGGCATTCCTTGATGTAGTCGCGGAAGCTCATTTCCTTGAAGTCGGTCATCTCGGTACCCCAACGAACCATGCCGTACTGGGTATCGATCTCGATGATCGGACCTTCGCCCGGAGTACCCGAGATGCCGTAGCCGGTCGACCCGTCAATATCGTTCCGGATCATCGCGGAGAAAATGATCCGGGCCAGGTACATGGCATCGTCCCAGCGTTCCTCACGGCTGAGGGCTTCACGGACCACGTCGGGCAGGCTGTGACCGCTGCTGTGGGTGTACAGGTACACGCCGGGTTGCGAGAAGCTGTGGACGTGCACGTTCGCTCGGTTACCCATCACCAGTCTCCCGCGAAGGCGTAGAGGAGCCGGCGCCAGAAGCCCCGCTTCTTCTCCTCGTGCGGGCAGCGGTACCCCGGCTTCATCTGCCTCAGGTACCTCTTCTCGTACTCGGCATGGGGCACGCTGATGAGGGACCGGTTCATGCCGTAGAACCAACGCTCCAACTCCTCGATGTCGGGATACAACTCCAGGAGCGCCTCGTGCTTGGTGGCCGCCTCGGTGCCCTCCATGACGGTCACAACGCAACCGCACGATTCGAGGACGATCCACTGCCGGCGTTCCCGGTTCAGTTCGTGTGGGGCCGCGTAAGCCACTGCTTCACCGCCTTCCAGAACGAGCGGCGACCGATCTTGCGGGCCTGAACCCGGCCACCCTTGATGGTGGTGGCGAGTTCCCCTTCGAAGTACCGGACCCGTTCCATCTGGTCCGTGGCGGCCTGGCCACGGTTGGCGAGTTCCTCAAGCTGGGACACCAGGTCCACAGCCAAGCCTTCCTGGCCTTTACTGAGGTAGCGAATCATGGTGACGGCCGCCTCAGGGTCGTCGGTGACATAGCCTTCGTCACCCATGAATCGGATACCGAGCATCTTGGCCACCTGGTAATGCTCCCGGTTTTTTCGGGCACATTCCTCGTGGCCGCAATTGGACCATTTGGCAATCTCTTCCTGGTTCAACGCTCCTCCTTTCGTACCTTGATTCCCCGGACCCCTTTCAACATGACGTCCATGCCAAGAATGCTGGCCCGGAGTCGGTCGATTTCGTTGACGGTCATAGTGTTCGCGTATTCAGCCGCTTCCACCCAGTCGTCACGGATCACTGCGAGGAGGATGTCGGACTCCACGAAGTTGGTGTCTCCCATCAGCCCTCGAAATGGTTGATGAGCTTCACTGTCTGGTAGCGGGTGTACAGGTCCGGGTTGGTAGCCCGGATCAGGTCCACGTCGATGACATCGACCTCTTTCTTCCGGGTGTAGAACTTCGCCTGGTCCGGTTCGTCTTCCTTGAAGTTGGTGGTGTTGAACTGGGCGATCGGCTTGCGTTCGAAGGCAAGCTCGCCGTTGACGGTGCCGTGTTCGGCGTCGCCGAGGAGCTTGGCGATCTGCCCTTTCAGGTCGTCTTCGATCTTCGCCCAGCCGAGGCGTGCCTTGGTGGCCTCGTTGAGGCGTCGGAGCAGGTCAACGTACTGGTCCAGGGCAACCTGGTCCGCTTCTGGTTTCGTCAAGGGTTCCCCTCCTTTCATTACGCACATCATACAGCCCCTGGGGGGGAGGGGGCAAGCAGGGATAGGTCACTTCACCACTGGGCAACAGCGGTGCACTGAATCATCTTCGTCGGATCGCCGGTCATATCCGAAGGAATCGGATGATCATCCTGCCACGCTTGACACTTGATCTGAGAAACAGACTCCGTCTTCGGATCGATCACCCCGGCACTGATCGTGAACACATACCCCTGGGTCGCGAAGCCGTCACGACTGAAATAGCCGCCCTTTTCGTACGCGGTACCCCTGTTGCTGAACAGGTCCCAGCGGAAAAACAGGTCAGGGTCTCGCTGACCGACCGGAACCCACGTCACCGACCAGCCGATCGAACGGTACTTGCTCCGGTCGTAGTAATCAGGCTTGTCCCCTTCATCGTCACCCTGAACCCAAATGCCGGCGACCACGAGCGTGAGGACCAAGGTAATAAGCTTGTACCGGAACGGGACCAGACTCTTCGTCCTGGCGGTCACCAGGTCAGCACCTCCTCGCGGCAGTCGTGCTGCACCTGATCGGCGAGGGTGCGGAACTGGTCAGCGATCTCCTCGCGCCATGGGATCATCTCCGCGCGGGCAGCCGGCGCCATCGGGTTCTTGTCGTTGTCGATCGAGGTGTCGTACTCGAACCCGGCAAGGATCTCCTCGAACCGGGCGTTGAACTCGGCGAGGGAGGTCCGTTGCATATCCGCCAACGCGTTATGGATTTCGATGCCCCCGTCAATCAACCAAATCTCCCCGGTGTCCTGCATCTCGTCCTGGGCCTGCCGCAGTTCGTCGGCGTAGCCTTCGTCCGCGCCACGGTGCTCCTCTGGTGGTGTCACCGTCGACATCGACACACGTCCCTGGACGTATGCCACCGGGGGGGTCCGAGCCGCCAGCCTGGACAGGTAATCCCAGGTACGGTCAACCCATTCCTTCGCCACGTAATACATGTAGAGCAATGTAGTCACAACGCTCTCCTCTCTCGATATGGGTGCGTGCAACGGCTTGCACAGGTTCCGTTGAGACATCGTTTGATGGCTCGCCGCTGCCTCTCGTCCAAGCCTCCCCAGATTCCGTACCGTTGGTTCTCTCTCAGCGAATACTCCAGGCACTCTGTCTTAAATTGACAGCCACGACATATCCGCTTCGCCGGTTCACCATCGAAGTTCCTGGCCTTAACTCTGTCCATGTCGGGAGGGAACCAGGACACATCGGCAGGCGGGTCGGCGCACCCCCGTTCCGGACTGGTGAGCCATGCCGGCTCCCTCACGCTGAGCGGCGAAGCCATTCAGCTATTCCTTTCCGTAGATCATTGAGAGTGGCGGTTTCGACAGTGACACCATGCGGCAGGAACCGGTGGATGGGCAAGGTTTCAATGTCGGTTGCCCGGCGATCGAGGAGTTCCTTGGTGCGTCGCGGGGTCCAGACCAGCGCCCCTTTGTCGAGGGATTCGAGGAGGTCCCGGCCGTTGATGCGGGCTGCGACTTTGATCGTTTCGTACTTGAGGCGGGTGTCAGGGTCGATCACGGTAGTTCCCGCAACATTTCTCCTCGTGCTCCCTTGCGGTGTCCCTGATGAACTGGTCCAAGGCTTGTTGCCGCTTGCGGGCATCTTCCACAAGAGCGATCAAGTTGCCCTTGTAGCGGGCAATCTCTTCATCCTGTCCTCGCCAGTGGCCGATGGTGTATCCCAGCCCACAGGCCGAGATGAGCCCGCCAATGTAAACGCCAATGTAGAGGAGCCAGGACAGCCCGGACGGGGTCACTGTCCACCGGTCCGTGTGACCCAGCCTTGGATGGGCTGTTTGGTGGATTCGAGGATGCCGTTGAAGTCTTCGTCGTCGGCGGGCAGCCCGGCGCGGCGCTTGATGAGCCGGTACCGATCCTGGTCGACCTGGTAGGGCTTGTAGTCGTTGAGCTTCAGCCAGTACTGCGGAAACTGTAACTGCATGTCCGTTTTTCCCCTTTCTCGATGGGTTGCTTCGCGGGTGCAGGGAGGTCGCTCACCTACACCCACGAAGGTGCACTCCATCATAACCCCCAGGGGGGGAGGGGGGTCAAGCGGCTACGGGAGGGTTTTGCTTCGACACCTCATCCATCAGCCGCGAAACCGTCGTAGCAGTCAAATTGAACCTGTCGGCCAACTGGCGCCGGGTCAGGTTGTTGCCGTTGCGGTACCGGTGGAGAGCCTGCCGACGCGCGGATGCCACCTCTGGCATGGTCGACTGCATCCAATCCATGACAGAGTTCCACGCCTCGAACTGCTCATCATCGGGCAACTGTTCGATGCGGACGAAGACCTCTTGCAACTCCTGCACGGGGCTCACCGGCTCACCTCTTCCTTGGTCGGATTGTTGGTCAGTCTACCTCCTCCCCCGTCCAGGGGAACTCGAAACTCCGACCTCATGCCATCACAGACCAGTAGATCCATAAAGCGACGGCCACCACTACGAGGAGTACAAAAAGGACAACCAATGAAACCTCGTTGGGTGGTTCATCATCGTTGCGGTGGCTCATCGGGTCACCATCAACGTGAAGATGACAGCGACCCCACCAATGATCAGAACCTTGCCCGGAGTGGTGGCCCACAACCTCTTCACGAAGAAGGCAAGGATCAATGCGCCGACGAGAAGCGGGAAACGGACCAAAATATCCGCGATGGTAACCCCGGCATCACCGACATCGTTCTGATCAATGTCCCCTGGATTGGGGATCGGAATAGCTGGCGGTTGAATGTCCTGCCACCAGGCGCGAATCAACGAAACCTCCTCCTCAGATACGGCGCGGCACGTCGTCCGCGTTCGGGTTGAGCACTTCCATGCCGATCTCCTCCCCCAGGGCCTCCAGGCGCTTGTACAGAACCAGCGCGCATATAAGACAGAGCAGTATGCCGCCGCGTGTGCTGTACGCCTCTAGCTGGGTCGGGCCCACCCAGATTCGCTGGGTGCAGCCGTCGCAGTGCTTGATGGTGTGCTCGATCGACGGTACCGGCACCGGTGTCGAGAACGTGGGCAGGCCAGTGGTATCCACCGGCACGCACGCGAACACTGCTCCCTCTGTCATAGCCGAAAGCCGTCCAGGCTAGTCCTGGTGGCCAGCAGCGCGTCGTAGGCGTCCGAGCTACACACCTCGACTACAAGTGCAGCCAGGATGATCACCATCATGACCGGGCTCGCGCCGGGCATCGCGATCGCCTGACCGATGGACGCGGACACCTCCAGCATCCCTCGAACCTTGTCGCCGGGATGCCGATCGACTATAACCTTGGCTGTTGCCAGGGCCTTGTACAGCGCCTCCATTATCTCGTCCTGCTGACGCTGAAGCTCAACCGAGTGCTGCTGCTGGTACGCGTTGGCCGCCTGCTCCCGGCCAGCCAGCGCGATGTTCGCCGCGACCTGCCCGACCTCTTCCGCGACCCCCAGGTCGATCGGCAGCCCGTTGTGTTCGTCCTGCGCGCCTGGGTTGGCTGCGTCCCAGCGGACGCCTTCCGTGATCGCCGACCTGAGCGCGTCGTGGAAGTTGCTGGCCGCCCCGTACGAAGTGAAGAAGGCAGCCTCCATGACATCACAGCGCTTACACACCAAGAATCATCTCCTCTCGCTCTTGAAATATTTCATAGTCCTTCATAGTCCCCGGTCCCGGCTCGGACCTGAGGTCACTCGACCTCCAGATCCTACACCCCTGGCCCTGGGGGGGCAAGCTTCTCTTCAGAGAACATTGTGGGTTAGCAAAAGTAGTAAGTGACCCAGAAGCCTCTGACCAGGGACTAATGTATGTGTCCACTATTTTTTTTTAGTTTGAGGTAAAGATGGAAGGTAATAGGAAGGTAGGTATAGGGGTTCCCCTGGAGGGGGGTGGGATGCAGGGTAGCTTAGTAGATTAGATGCCACACAACCGCGACACTTTTCGGCGTAAAAATAGTGAGTTTATGAACTAAGCGAATGGGATTCTGCTCCGTCCCTGCTCAGAGCCTTGATTCTCTCCACTTGCTGTGTGCTATGTTTCCACTTGTGACACAGAGGCTCGGTCCGAGGGACCGCCGCAACTCCCGTCCCGGCTTACTCCGCGCGTACCTGGAAACGGGCAGGGGGGAGATTTACCCGTACGACGAGTGGGCCGATGGCGTCTGGCGCCGGGCCCGCCAGGGCGAGGACTTCGATGTGAAGGTGGCCTCATTCCGTGGCACCTTGTACAACTGGGCGCGGCGCTGGGACGCGAAGATCCATTTTGATACCCCGGTCGATGGCATCTCGCTCGACTTCATGATCGAACCGTTGGGGGAATGGCAGCGCGCGACCAGATGGTGCTGGTACTACAACCCGCAGGAGGTCACCGGAAGGTTCACCCCACGCACCACCGACATCCCAATCTTCTGTCCCCCTGGTGACCCGAACCGGGAACGGGACGAGGAGATATGGCTGAAGGTCCGGGCGTGGGCCCACGAGAACGGCATGGACTACTGGAACCGTCAGCCCTGAGGGGAAGGTAGCTTCGCCTCAAGCTCCCGCACCTGCTGCTCCACCTGCTGCCGGGCCCGGAGGCTGACCACAGCCTCCTCTTCGGGTTCCTCGGCGGCAGCTTTGGGCGCGTCGAGCATCCGGTACAGCTTCATGATCCGGTCGAGGGTGCGTAGTCCTAGCTCCATGAACCGGGGGTCCTGGCGTTGCTCCAGTTCCCCGCGCTCGATCTCCGCTTCAGTGATCTTCCACAGCCACTCCAGGCGGGTGATCAACTGGCCGCGTACCATCGGCTGCTGCTCCCGAACCTGATCATCGGTCAACTCGTGAGCAAGGACCGGCAGCGTCGTCCCAGCGGGAACCTGGGGAGGCAGGGGGAACAGTTCCATAGCAACATGCATATCAACATGCACAGAATCCCGCAGCGACCAGAAAGCCTGAACCCCTGCCCCCCGGCATTCAAATTTGCCACCACACGGAACTACATATTGAAGAGGAGATCCATTTATACATGTAAATGTATAAGTGTGGGTTGGTGGGTTGTCCGCCCTTTTCCCTGTTGCTGTAACGTTTTCACGTTTGCCTGGCGGGCGGATCATGGGTCATGGGTCATCATGGGATCATGGGATCATGATCATCCATCGATGGTCATGATCATAGGGGTATGGCCATATGGTCTACCCCCCATCATGGGGTAGGTCCCTATCCCCGTATCGGGTACCTGGGGTACCTGGGTATCCCAGGCTATCCCACTTGGGGGTATGGCCCTAGGGTCTAAGGCCCTCCCTGGGGTCATGATCCAGTTGTCAACGCCGTTGTGACCCTCGTCACATGTGGGCTATGTCACATGTCCCTGGGAGAGGGTGTGACGTAGCTCACAGAAGTTCCTCAGTGGCCGGTCTTGCCAGCGTTTCCGCTGGTCACAGCCTCGCCATCCATGCTACCACCAAGAGGACTACCCGAATGCTGACCGAAAGGATGAGGGAATGCGGTACGAAAAGGGGAGCTTCCCAGGGGGAGGGGGTGTACACTTGAGGTACGGCAAGGGGATGGGGACCAAGCCGCAGGGAGATTGAGAACTACATAGCGACGGACTCAAGCGGTGAGGCAAAGCGCGATGATCCTGGCAGGCGATGCCAGGGGAGCGGCACACCGGAGAGGGCAAGTGGACCTTGAAGCTTGGATCATGACCGCTGGGGAGGGTCGTTGGTCCTAGCCGCAAGGGGCGGCCAGACAAGGGGAACTGTGATGTTTGAGATCACCAAGTACGACGGCAACACTGACAAGCTGCGCGTGGTGGCCGAGGTCAACGACGCAGACGCGGCGAGGTACCTGGCGGACTCCGAGAACGCCCGACGTGAGACGGGTAGCTCGGACCACTACTCGGTGCGTGAGGCGCGAGCGATCTAGTGACCATGATCCGGGAGGGGGTGCGGGGGCGCCCCTCCCGTGGTCATGGCTACTTGACCAAGTGGCTGGGGTTGGTTAGGTAAGGCTCCTAACAAACTCCAAGGTCAACTTTAAAGGGGAACGAAGTGGCGACTGTACGCA